TTCTGCTACTTGCTTATTTAAATCTTCAGTCGAATTGGCGCACAATATAATTATTTCGTCCATGTCGCAATTTTGTAATTCTAACGATTGAAGATTATTATTGATTAATAACATGTAATTTTGCATTGTGAACCCCTTTAATTTTTTAGTGCGTTATCTATAACCATTGTTAAAAAATCAAGTAATGTATCGTCGTCTACCAATACACTTTTCACAATATAATTAATTGTGTTGTGATTTATTTCTAGGATAGATATATATACATCTTCCGTTCTCATTTCTTTTTTAGCTTGCTCTAATGCGTCAATGTGGCTGTTGGCTTTAAAAAGTCCGTAACATGCATTGCATAAAATTGCGTTAGGCTCTTCACCCCATTCGATAAGATATAACATTGTACCCCCTTTGCGCTTTCGCGCTCGTATCTTTTAGCTTGTCTATATTATACCTTTTATAATTTAACTTGTCAATTTAAAAGTTTTTATATACCTTATTAAAAATTTTTATTAGTTGACAAAAAATTTATGTTTGACTACACGAGCGCGCAGTCAATAATTTTTTATTTGTCAACTGCGCGCTCGTGTAGTTAACGTGTAATTTTAAATCCGTATTGGTCTAATTTTATTGTATCATTCCAATATGTGCGCCTCATTTTTTGATGTCGCGCTATACAACGGACGAATATTTCAACCTCAATTAATACGTCGGCTAGTCCTGTATGTGCTTCTTCAAAGTCCATTGAGTCAAAATTGAGATATTTATATACCGTCTCCGCGCTCGTGGAAGGTTGACGGTTTCCACTTATTAACCCATGAGCGCGCGCCCAATCTTTATATAGTTTACTTTTGCATATTGTAGACTTCGCCATATTCCAACTACACCATTTACGCGTTCCGCGCGGGAAAAAGTATCTATATTTAGACTTTGTAACGTAACGCAACGTAGTATTTAGCGCGTTAAGGTCAAAACGCATATTATACGCGATAACGGTTTTCACACCGTAATACTGCATACACTCGTGCAATATTTTTCTTGCGCCTATAAAGGTTGTCAATTGGGCTTCGCCCTTGCGTAATTTTTCTAAATATAGCGGAATTTTCCAAGAATAATACGCACTATTCATCAATTCCCTATTGTTAAAAAAATCACTTATAATATAGTGTCGTTTACAATAAATTTTGCCCTTTTTATCGTGAACCGCAAAGCCAATGTCATATACAAGGGCGTCATTTAAACCGTTTGTAGTTTCTGTGTCAATTGTCATGTATAATTTTTTGCGCGCCATTGGTTTTAATACTCGCTTTCGTTTTTTGCATATAACAACATTTTTACCCCTTTGCGCTTTCGCGCCCGTATCTTTTAGCTTGATTATATTATAATTGATATAACTTACCTTGTCAATTGAAAAATTTTGATATACCTTATTAAAAATTTTTATTAAATTGTGTAAAATTTATATTTGACTACATGAGCGCGGAGTTTACCAATAAAAATTATTTACTGGCGCGCTCGTGTAGGCAAAGTATAATTTTATATATCGCTTTCACATAGTGACTTCAAAACGCTTACAATCTCGCTAGGTTCAAAGCTCGTACTCAATCCATGAGCGCGCTCCCAATTTTCGCGGTTTGTAATTTCATCATCAAACAAAATATCGCACCTCTGCGCCTTCAATTCTTTAGGTGAGCCATACCGCAATATATGGAAATTTTCCGCCTTTATATTAACTGATTTTAAATGCTTGCGCACCCATTCAATTTTAGCGCGCGCCACTTCTTCGCAATAGTCTATATTCGCGCCTTTTGGTAGCCATGAGATTATACCTATCTCGTACCCCTTACGAATTGCCATATTCATATAACGGCTTACCGCTCGCAAATTCAAACCCTTTGCGCACTTGTACGGCTTAACATCTGACTTCAAAAGATACTCAAGCCAATTGTCAACTCCGTAAAGGTCGGTTATTGTTCCGTCCATGTCGAAATATAAAATCATTATAATATTGTCCTTTCATTCTAAAATTTTTGTTCGTTATGGTCAACTGTTACAAGTGGCAAAGGTATATTTTTATTGTTATATGCGCCAACATCTACAATCCTATATAGCGCGTCGCCATACTTCGCCCATTCGCCCACTTGTGGCAAGTCGCCAAAATTTAAGCAATAATTATAATTGTTATTGTCTAATCTTATACTATACATCATATCTAAAAGCTGTAATATTCAAGTGTACTTACAAGGCAATAACTCCCAATTACAAGGGCTACTAATAGCCAATTTTTAACTCTCTGCATGTCTCAACCTCTCTAACGTTTTATTTATCTTGTGTCGCTGTTCGTCTGTTAAAGGTGCGCGCATACTCTTAACAATAACATTTGTATCTAATGCAATCTTGCGCGCCCTGTCGTGTATGTATATATGCAACCCCTCAAACCCTTGCGCGGTTCTCTCGTCTGCATACCCTATATATTGCGGATAATTTCGCACTAGATATTTTAAATTAATTGTCGCCATGTTCAATATAATTAATCAATGCGACTAGGTTATAGACTTCAAATTGACGTAACCTAAACGAAAAACTCGGAATACTCATAATGTAATGTTCTTCGTTGTTGCTGTCGCAATAGTATATATCTATTGCTACTGTATTACTTGTGTTTTTACTGTGATAAGGCGTAACATACAAACAATCGCTAATTTTTTCTTGTAGTTCGCTAATGCTTACTCCTTCGCTGTCGTATGTTGGTGTTTGGCACTTATTAAAATACTCTATACACTCAATTATATAGTTTATTGTGTTCTCATCCAGTGAATAATTTAAATTAGTTGTGGAAAATAAACCATATGGAAAACCTTTTACATATACACCGAGTGTATAAATTTCTAGGTGCTGGTCATATTCGATATATAACTCTGCGTCATGTAGTGTTATTATTTCATTAATTGTCATAATTTTTTATCCCTTTTGTATTGTGTTATCTTTGTTATATACATATTACTATGTATATATTGTGTTGTCAAGTCCTATTTTATACTTATTCAAGTACAATTATATCGCTTGCGCATTGCGGACACTCTGCCCATTTCCTCATACGCCTTGACAGGGTCGCAAGTCTAACAGTTCCGCGCGTTGTGTCATACCTTGCGAACTCATACAAGAACGCACAGAACTCGCGCGCGTCCATTTCAAATACATACAATTCATTATTATACTTGCCCACATAGAACCATGTATCTATATCAACCATATCAAAATACTTTGTTATTGATATGATAAGGTCTGCGCCTAATGTCTTGTGGTATAATGTGGCGTCTGCGCTTTTAATTTCGCCTTTGATTTCCTCAATGTCATATGTGCCACGTGGTGCGACTTTGTCGCATGTGTACCCAAGCGCGCGCTTTAGTGCGATTTCGTACCACCCCCCATGATTGCTATATTGTGCGCCTTGCATGTTTGGGATTGGTAATGTGTATATGTTCATGTTGTGCGCTCCTTTTCTTTTGATAGTCAAATTATAACATAAATGTGTAATGGTGTATGGGGGTATGTTGTGAATTATGTGAAGGTTTTGTGAAGGGGATTACATCATGGGCTGGAAAAATATCTCTATGATATAAATTTTCGAGGTGCTTTGCCATTTTTCTCCATGATATAAATTTTCAAAATTTGTAAACTCTCCCATTTCGTGTTATAATTAAATTGACGAAATTTACATAGAAAGGAACACACCGTGAAAATACAACTTGACTTTTCCAAGTCATCTCTTTCCGACCGCCTAGGGGTCGCCAACCAATATGCGCACTCCAACCTTTCCGTCAAAAATTGTAAACACATTGCGGACTATCTACTTTGGAGTCGCGACGAAAACGGCACTTGTATATCCAAAAACGAAGACTTTGACCTTTCGTCTAAATGGAGCCAATCCCAACCCGACTCCATTGAGGGACTTTTGGAACAAGAAGGCACACCACCAAACTTTCACGCCATGGGCGAAATTCCGCCCACATTGGTACGCAAACAAAAATTTAGTAGGGCAGAGGCATTGGCTTCGCCCCTTGCGCCCCATTTCAAAGCCTTATTTGAGGAAATAGATAGGCTTGATGTACTGATAAGTTTTGCCATGGGGAAGGAACCAAGGGAGGAACTTGTGAATCGGATTGAGCCGTCGTGCCTTTTTGCGCTGCGCGCAAAGGCAGCGAAATTGAGTCCGAAGGAACTTCAAAGGGCGCGCCACGACCTGGTGGATTTGAGGACGGAGCAATATGAGTTGAGGGACTCGTATAAGCCGCAATTGAGAAATGCGAAGCAGCCGATGGGGAAGGCGGAATTGGCGCCATTGGAAATTGAGCCATTGGGACTTTGGGCAGAGCCGACGACGACATTGGGGAAATTTTTGTGGGCAGATGAGCCAACACCACCCGCCAACGATGAAGACAGAAGAAGGTTGGCACAAGCATTGAAAAGGTTGCTGGCGCGCTCGTGTAAGCATACGACAACGCAAACACAAGTTGAAGATGGCTTACAAGCTGGCTCACATGAGCGCGAAGTCATAAATTTAAGTCATGCGACCTCGCGCACTTGTGAGCAAACAAGTAAGCAAGACACAATTGGACAAGAAAATTCAAGTAAAACCGATGAGCGCGAAGTCAAGATTGGAAGTAATGCGACCGCGCGCACGAGTAAGCAAAGCACAAAGCAAAACAAAATTGAAGAACATTCATGCCAAAATGAAGATGGATTACATGAGCGCGCAGTCGAAAAAACAAGTCATGACAGTGATTGCTTACACGAGCGCGCAGTCACTTTCGACTTGCTCGACCCCAATTCATGGCTACAACTTCTACCATATTACAACACAATTTACAATGCCAAACTAGAAGCTGAAGAGCGCCACGACATTGAAAGTGAAGCGCCTGCACTATGGAACACTATTCAATACTATTTCGACCGCGCGCTCATGCAAGCAGAATATAGACTTATTGTAGAAATGAAGAGTGAGAACTGGAGAAACGAGGACATTAACAATGAATTGCGCCGACGCAACCTAAAAACCTTTTCAGTTAACTATATTTCTACCATCTATAAAAAACGCATACCTAAACTTCTAGCCCAAGCCGTAGAAGCTCACTATGAACTCGCACTCGCGCTCGACCAACCAGATGAATGGAAACGTTGTAGCAAATGTGGAAAACTTTTACATTTAGATAGTAACCACTTTAGACGACTAGGCAAGTCCAAAGACGGCTTTGTGGGTAGCTGTAAACAATGTGACAAGAAAAAGAGGTAGATTACTAATGAAAATATGGAATAAAAAGGGCAACGAAAGACGCCAAAAAGAGTTTATTTTGAGTTTGCCTAAGTTAAAAGAAGAAGAATTTTTTGGAATTGCGCGCATTTTGAACGTTAAGTTAGTGAAAAATCAAGAAGTGCGCCCATTTGAAACCATTTTAGAAGACATTTTTACAAAATTTGAACGCGCACCAAAACACTTGCAAAAAGACATACTGACACTCGTGCGCGCAGTCGTAAAAGGAAGTGATGAGTAGTGGTACCAAACACTTCAACGCCTATCGGCAGTAAAACATGCACACGATGTGGACTTACTAAACCAAAATCAGAATTTTTACCAACACGCAACCCTTTTATTGCAAATGGCTATAGCTGTATATGCAATGATTGCACACGAAGTTGGCTGCGCGCTCAAGAAAACGAGTGGAACGCCTTCGACAAATTTTGTCAATTTATGGACATTCCATTCGAGCCTGAACGCTATGAGCAACTAAAGCAAACTAACGGCATTAACACTTTCATGGTTTACAATGCGCTTTACCAACAAAAAGAATACGCAAACGTCGATTGGGCAACAACACAAGCAGAATATAAAGACCTTGCCGCGCAAAACCAATTGCGTGTTGCTGTTCCTGCCCTAAAGGAAGAACGTTTACACGAATTGCGCGAAAAGTGGGGTGGACACTACGACGTTGAAGCACTATCGTACCTCGAAACCTTATACGAAGGCATTGTCCAAACCCAAAACATTGGTTCTGCCCTTAATGGTGACCAAGCGCTGAAAATTTGTAAAATTTCTTATGAAATTGATATGCGCATACAAGAGGGCAAAGAGTTTGATAAGTTGCTTGCCTCATACGACAAACTTGTAAAGGCTGCCGAGTTCAACTCCAAAAACGCTAAAAACGCATCCGATTTCGACTCTATTGGCGAACTTTGCATATGGCTTGAGAAACGTGGCTTTAAAAACTCATACTACAATGATGTTACTAAAGATGTTGTAGACGAAACAATTAAAAACGTACAAAACTGGACACAGCGCCTATATGTAAACGAGTCCGGTATCTCTGAAGAAATTACAAAGCGTATCGAGTCACTACAAAACATCAACAACATAGAGTCTAACTTCGACATACCAAATCCAAGTGCGCGCGAGTTAGATGACTACGATAACGAAGGCTTTGAAATGGAAATTGAAGAAGACTTCCGCGCAGATGAGGACGGTGATGAAAGCTAAATGAAAGACAATCTATTCACTAAAGCTGTTACTAAACTCAAAAAGCGCGAAGGCGTACCTATTGAAAAAGGTGTAGTTGTAAACGAAGAATGGCTAGTGCGCAACGAGAACCCTATGCGCGCGTGGGTGGAATGGTGTACTGCCTATCCCGACCTATTCCTTGACCAAATAGTCAAAGATGGGTCTGGCTTTCACCTTTTCTTCTACCAACGTATATGCTTGCGCGCTATGATGAGGTATAAAGCCGTTTACATCGTAGCGTGCCGTGCCTTTTCCAAGAGTTTCTTAACCATACTTGCACTTTTCTTACAATGCGTATTCATTCCACGTAGAAAAGTGTTCATCTGCGCGCCAAAGAAAAACCAAGGTGCGCAAATTGCACGAGAAAAAATTGTTGAAATTTATGACCATTATCCCCTTTTAAAGCGTGAAATTATAGGCTATGAACTATCCGACACACCGGGCAACTTCGGTAAGGACTATTGCCAACTGAAGTTCCGTAACGGTAGCGTGTTCGATGTGGTCGGCGCTCTTGAAACCACTCGTGGAGGTCGTAGAAATGGTGGTCTTATCGACGAAACGCGTGACCACGACGAAAAACTTATCAACGAAGTTGTGCTGCCGCTACTAAACGTTTCTCGTCGTTTACCGGACAACACAGTAAACCCATCGGAACCTAACCAACAAGTTATCTGCTGTACATCGGCAGGCACCAAAACCTCGTTCGCATATGACCGCCTTATAGATGACACTGAAAACAGCATCATCAACCCCAAGGATACATTTGTATTTGGCTGTGACTATCGTATCCCCGTAATGCACGGACTACTCGATGCCACATACGTTCAAAAACTCAAACTTAGTCCTTCCTATAGCGAAAAGTCATTTGCGCGCGAATACCTATCTCTATGGTCTGGTGGTAACGCAGACTCATGGTTTAACTATGACAAATGTCAGCGCTACCGCAAACTAAAAAATCCTGAAAGAAAACGCAAAAATGCAGGAAACGATGGAATTTTTTACTTACTATCAGTAGACGTAGGTAGAGTTCATGACCAATCTGAATGTTGTGTTTTTAAAAACTACATTCGTGACAATCGTATCTACTCCGCGCTCGTGAATGTTATCACGCTTGGCACAACTGCGCAACGACGCACATTCGACGCTCAAGCGCTCGATATTAAAAAAATTGTGCGCGCGTTTGACCCTAAGGAAGTAGTAGTTGATACTAATGGTATAGGTGTGGGTCTTGCCGATGAACTTATCAAAACACAAATTGACGAGGACGGTACTGAATATCCACCACTAGGCTTCATAAATGATAAATACTACCTAGAAATTCAACCTAACGATGCACCTAAAATTCTATATGGTATCAAAGCCAACCAACAATCCAACTCACAAATGCACGCCAATTGCTTCGCGCGCATGAGTAGTGGTGCTGTGCGTTTTCTAATACGCGAACAAGAAGCCAAATCGGCACTTTTAAGCACGAAAGCTGGTCAGCGCATGACACTAGAACAACGCGTAGAGCGCTTACTACCCCATGAAATGACTACACGCCTATTCCAACAAATGGCGAACTTGCGCCTTAAAAAGGGAACAAGTTCTGACATGATTGTACTAGAACGTATCAACGCACGCTTTCCAAAGGACAAATATTCCGCTTTTATGTATGGACTATGGCGCATCAAGGAACACGAGGACGAATACTTCCGCACTAACAAAAAAACTCAAAAAAAGGAAGTGCGCCAGTTGGTATTTTACGACTAAAGGAGAGAAATGGAAGAAAAAAGAAATATACAACAGTTTGAACTTGCGAATTCTTCAATGGTGGCAGCAAGTGCCAGCGCCTACCAATCTGATACAGGTTTTAACTTTGGAGCGCGCACTCAAACTTACAGTCAAAAAGACGCACAACAAATTATAGCAGAGGGTGGACTTTCAGAAAAAATTGCACTTTCCAATTACTTTTATAATTTGGACGGTGTATATAAAAAAATAGTTTTATACTACGCCACACTTTTAAATTATACCGGGATTGTAATTCCCCATACCCAAAAGCCTGACCTACTATCCAAAGACTTCGTACTCAAAAAGTACAACCAAGCCGTAAAGTTCATGGATATGCCCGGTTGGAAAACATTCTGCATCAAGTGCGCTGAAACCGCCATACTCGAAGGCACATACTACGGCTTAATCAAAAACGAAAAAGACAGTTTTACTGTACTCGACCTACCGTCAAAATATTGTCGCACACGCTACAAAGACAAAAATGGCAACAATTTAATTGAATTTGACGTAAGGTTTTTTACTTCTATATCAGACGAACAAGTGCGCAAAAACACACTTAAATCTTACCCTGCGCGCGTACGTAGTTGGTATACATCTTATGATAACGGTGGCAAAGATACCCCATGGGTTTTCGTTCCAGTAGAGGAAAGCATTTGCATTTCTATGCTAGGTGACACACCCCTATTCCTAAGCATTATCAACGACATCTACGAGCGCGACAGTCGCGCGCAAATTGAAAAGGCACGCGATGTTGAAGAAATAAGTAAAATTGTTACGGTTGAAATGCCACATACACAAGACGGTAAACTTGTATTTGAACCTGAAGAAGTTGCTATAATGCATAAAGGACTCGTTCAAATGCTAAAAGGCAATGCCAATACTCGTGTACTTACTACATATGGTAAAGTTGACTCTGTAACATCTAAAGGTCAACTTGGCGCAGCACGCAACACGGCTGAGCAAATGAACAAAAACATTTTTAACAAAGCTGGTGTAAGTGGACTTCTATTTGGCGAAGCAGGTAGTGCATCACTTATGTACTCCATCGAAAACGACATTTCCATTATGATGTCCTTCGCTGAACAACTCAACTTGTTCGTAACCAACCTACTTAACCGTAAGTTTAGTAATAGCAATATTACTTTTACTTATAAAATTTTACCAATAACACTTTACAATCAAAAAGATTACATAACTTCTACTTTGAAGATGGCTAACTCTGGATACAGTTTCCTTGTACCTGCATTAGCCGTAGGACTGTCTCAAAGCGAATTTATATCTTTAAAAACATTGGAAAATGAAGTATATGACCTCAAATCTATTATGCAACCATTATCCAATAGTTTTTCAGAGAGCAGTGACAACGCTGCTACTGATGAGGGTGGTGTTAAGGCTAAAGAGGGTGACCAAAAGGCTGAAACAACAGTTACTAAAGACGAGTCACTCGACTAAAAAGAAAGGAGAAACAGTTGAAAAACCTAAATTTCAACTTCTCTGTACAAATTTATGGAGAATTAACTCCTTATAATCAAGTTTTATCGAAGGCGCGCTGTAGAATTTTTTACAAGTACGAAAACCGTAATGGTACATACATTACGGATGAGTTCGCGCAAAAGTTTGTAGACACATTGGCGTATGTGCCTGTAAAAGGCATTTATGAAGATGATGATTTTACCACACACGGAAACGCTCGTGATGAAGGACGTATCTATGGTATTGTACCTAAAGACCATAACTTCATGTGGGAAACTCATCTCGATAATGATGGCGTAGAGCGCGAATATGCTTGCGCAGACGTAATTTTATTTACCTCCATCTATAAAGAAGCCAGCGAGATTGTAAACAAATCTCTTTCAATGGAAATTTTTCCACCATCTATAAGCGGATATTGGAAAATGATTGAAGGTACTGAATACTTTGTATTCACAGAAGGTTGCTTTGTAGGACTGCAAGCACTAGGCGATGATGTAGAATCGTGTTTTGAGGGCGCGCACTTCTACACTCTACAAAAAGAACTTGAAAACCTATTCGATAAAATTGATAAATTCACTTGTAATAGAGAGGAAACAAATTCAATGAAGTATATATTTGCATTATCCAATGAGGATTTAAGGTCAAAGCTGTTTGCTGCACTTAATCCTAAAGTGGAAGATGGATATAGAGTTATGACTAAATGGATTGTTGCCACTTTTAATGACTATGTTGTTGTTCGTGACGAAGAAGAAGAGGATTGCGACAAATTCCTTAAAATCTTCTACACAATAGACGAAGAAGATAATGTAGTTCTAGGCGAAACCGAAGAAGTTTATAACGCATACCTATCTCGTGAAGAACTTGACTCTGTTGAGAGCGCTCGCGCACTTGTAAACCACTCCCTAGTTGGACTAGAAGAAATTGTAGAAAAAGGTCAAAAATATGACACCGAAATGGCTGATTATTCTGCCCAAATCTCTACTTTATCAACAGAGAAAGAAACACTCAACTCAAAAATTGAAAACTATCAAGCTGACATTGAAGTCAAAGATAGCGAAATTGCAATTCTATCAGAGTTCAAGAAAGCTACAGAAGATAGCGCAAAAGAAGCAATCTTCACTAAGTATTCCGCAAAACTTTCTAAAGAAGCAATTGACCCTATCAGAGAACAAAGTGCTGAAATGGACTGTGTTCAGCTTGAAAAGGAACTTGCATTTGCGCTTATCCAAAACGACAACTCTATTTTTTCAAAAGAGGACGTTGATGATACTAAATTCCCTGTAGTTCCTAGAAAAACTGAAAGTGGTATCGAAGATATACTTGATAGATATTAAAGGAGATAATAATGGCTATTAAAAGAGTTAAGACTAATGGCTACGGTCAGGTTGAACTCAATAGATGTGCTTTCCCTAGAGACGGTAGAATTGAGGCTCAGTGCAAGTTAGTAGGCGGTAGGGCTGAAAATGGTATGGTCTTAAACATGAACAAACAAGAAGGCACTTGTACACCATTCAAAAAAGGTCTTACTCCAATATTCGCAGGACTTTGCTATTCAGCGGAGCACATACAGGATGCTACGCAGACAGGTCTAAAAGATTTTGTAAACGAGGAAGGCTCTTATCCAAGAATAGGGCGCATTGAAGTGGGCGACCTTTTTACAACTAACACTATAGCTTACTTTGATAATGAATTTACATCAGATGAAAATTTATTTACAGAGGATGTAAAGAACTTAAACTTATGTGTTTCAGACGGTGTTTTCACTTTCTATAAAAATACTGCGACAATTGCTAGTGCCAATGTAATACCTATTCGTTATAAAGTAACTAAGTGGACTGTACTGTCTGATGGACAGCGCGCAGCACAAATTATGGTATTATAATTACCACTTGCGCAACTTAAATTAATATTAAAAAGGAGACAAAATGGCTAATCTAAAAAGAGTTAAGATTGATGGCTATGGTCAGGTTGAGCTTAACAGATGTGCTTTCCCTAGAGATGGCAGAATTGAGGCTCAGTGCTATATACTAGATGACAATGATGTTGAGAATGGCGCAATCCTGGGTATTGATAAATGGAGCAAGACTTGTGTACCTCTTTATAGAGATCATAAAGATTCTTTATGGGGGCTTTGCTACACAACAGAACACACACAAAGTGCTACTAAAACTGCACTAAAAGACTTTGTAAATAAACCTCGTTCTTATCCAAGACTAGGGCTTCTTGATAAGGGTGACCTTTTTACAACTAACACTTTAGCTTATTACGACGACGACTTCGCGCAAGATAGCGACCTATTTGCAGCGAACGTACAAGACCTTAAAGTAGGTATCATGTTACATGGTGTTCTCACTCTTTACAAAGGGGCTTCACATGATAGTGATACTAACATGATTAAAACCAACTATAAAGTAGTTAAGTGGACTACTATGCCTGATGGACAGCGCGCAGCCCAAATCATGGTAATGTAGTTTAGTGTAAAGGAGAGAAAAGCAATGACATTAACACAACTTAAAGAAATCGCTCTTTATGCAGCACAGAAAACTGCTCCTGCTAACTACACATCCGAAAGCGTAGACAAGGCAGTTGCTGACGGCTTCAGAGAGCTTGCTGGTTCAGTAAACCAATTCATGAAAAATAGATACGACATTTACGAAGTAATTGTAGAGGTCGCAGACGAAATTGTACCTAAAAAGGTAACTAACGCATTAAATGCGGTTGCTGACGTTAAGGTTGTAAAACAAAACGAAAAAGCAGTATTCAAGAGAAAAATCGGAAAGATGAGAGCGAAGAAGTTCCTCACACAAGTTGGAATTTCTGGCGTATACGAAACTTTCAGACTAGATGAACAAAACCTTGCAATCACATCACACGCAGTTGGTGGCGCAGCTATCATCGACTTTGAAAGACTTTGTGATGGTTCTGAAACTCTTGCAGATGTAATGGAAGTTATCACTGAAGGACTTACAGAAGCTGTATTCCTAGAAGTACAAAAGGCTCTACGTGCTGCTTTCAATGCTACAGGTAGACCACAAGCTAACAAAGTTACAGGTACTTCATTCGATGGAAAGAAAATGCAGAAACTTGTAAGTGTTGCTAAGGCTTACGGTTCTAGCGCAGTAATCTTCGCACCACCTGAGTTCATCGCTGAAATGGGCGCAGATGCTATCGTTCCAATCGGAGCAGGTGGAAACTACGGCGGCGTTTACTCACCAGATGACATTGACGCTATCCACAAGACAGGACGCATCAACCTATTCAGAGGTACTCCTGTAGTAGAAATTCCACAGTCATTCGTTGACGAAAACAACGAAAAGACATGGATTGACCCACAGCTTGCTTACGTACTGCCAGGTGGTAACGAGAAGGTTGTGAAGGTTGTGCTTGAGGGACAGACTCAACTACACGACTTCGTGAATAGAGATAACTCTATCGAAATCCACGCTTACAGAAAGCTGGGTGTAGGTATCCTATCACACTACAACTGGTGTGTATATCAGAACACTGGTATCGCTCAGACTTACGAAGAATAACATGTAAACTAAAGGGGGTAGAAGTAGGTAACTTTTGCCCTCTTTTATTTATGATTAAAGGAGACAAAAATATGAGTAAAGTAAAAGTACAAAGTATGGTAGATGGTACAGTTTTTATTGACCTTCCAGATGCAAAATTTTCGCGCACATGGGAGCATAAGGGTGCAGTAAAGACAATTGACTCCACGATTTTGGAAGAGGCTATGTATGAACCAGGTGTAGACTATATGTTCTCACAAGGCATGCTCGCGCTCGTGGATGTAGACGAAAAAACACACGAAGAACTCGTGGAAGCTCTACCTGCGCTTGAAGAGGTTCAGTCACTTACCGACGAAACAATGCGCAACTTTATGACAAAAATGGCAATCGACGACTTTAAGGAAAAAATGGAGTCGCTTTCTAAAGAACAGCAAGTAATGGTAGCACAATTTGCTATTGAAAATACACTTGTTGATATGAAGAAAGTTGAAGTTCTAAAGGCTTTAACTAATATCGACGTAATCAAAGCAATTCAACTAAAAGCAGATAGTGAAGCTAAATAAGGGGAAAATAAATGGCAACTATTCAAGATGTTTATAATGCTTTTATGGCAAAAATGACAGAAGATGAATGGGTTAGTTGGGATAAGGCAGACAGAGAACGTGACTGGCGCGCACTTTTTGATGGCGCGCTACCACTTTTTAAATTTCCGCGCGTGAGTTTGGAAGTAGATGAGAGCGGAAATTTTAAGGATAAAGTTACAAATGCGGAAATACAAATTATAGCTACATTTATGAAAGTTTTGTGGCTAGATAGAACGATTTTATCATGGGAGAACGTAAAACCATTGTATGCTGAACGTGACTTTTCACAAGCAAACCTCGTAAAAGAACTCAAGAACCTACTCGAATGCGAACACGAGCGCGCAGCCAAGTTGGAAAGCAATTACTATCGCTCTATTGAAAACAACCCATATAACTACCGTGTACTAGCAGGTGATAACTATGGGGAATAAGGCGATACATCAAGGCTACAACAATAAACTCAAAAACCGACTTTTTGGTATTCTGTGTGAATATGAAAAGCGCGGAGATTGGGAAAAGTGTTTAGATGGAGTTTTAATTGAACTTTTAGGTTATACCGAAGATGAAAAATCAATTAACTATTATACCTTATGGTATAAAATTTCTAGCTTGCGCTACTTGCGCTATGAATACTTCCGCAAAACAATTTTTGACTGTCTGTCACTTTTAAATGAGTAGGAGAAAACACAATGGACTATTATGACCTATATGAAAAAAGACTTAATAGGTATGGCGACTCCTACAAAACTCGCATGCAAGGCAAGCGCGAAGAAAACTTTATGCGCCAACTCGAACGTTCAGTATATAAGGTTGAGTTCGCGCACGAGCAAGCAAAACATGTAGGAGAACTTCGACCTAATAAACAAAATGAAACAAAAAACCTACAATGGTTGTTAGTGCCAGTTGACGTTAAGTTTAAGAACGGTACAATTTTAGACCTTACTACTGTAAAGGGTGAAACACACAAGTGGCTTATCTATTGGTTTGAAGAAATGCAAGCAAGTGGTTACAATCGCTATGCAGTTTTAAAACTTACACACCAACTATCTATTATCAATCCAAAAACAAAAAAAGTTGTTGTAACTGATTGGGCATACTTTTATGGACAAGAAGATAACATGCTTAAAAACGAAATTAAAAGCCGTTCGCGCTCGCATACTTTATACCTCGAAAACTTAAAGCTAAGTTTCTTCGTAATGCCTGAACATGACGAAATCGAGCGCGATTTCTACCTTGAGGTTACAACCGCAGGTGGCAAAATTGAGCCGTTCCGCGTAACAGGTTACGACAAGCTATCCACACCGGGCATTGAGTATGTGTCTGTAGACCCTGTATATCAGTACGACCTATCACCTAATCCACCTAAGCCTACCAACCCAACACAAGACGATAAGGACGACTTCTTTTGGTTAGATGGGGGTATTGAATGAGAAAGACGCGTAACTACGGAGAACTAGGACTACATCTCCAAAAAATTATTAAGCTACTATTAGCTAACGATGACCTCGTGAAACTATTGTACTATACAGATACCGACCCTCTCGCGCACAACGATTTGACACTAGAGCAGAAACGAACAGAAATATATGACAAACTGATTAAGGCTGTACCGCTTGTGTCCAATGCAGAAACCTCACAGTCACTACTAACCCTACAAGTAATCAATGGTATCGTTAATAGCGACAACAAAGAGTTTTCAAACGTATCTATTCGTATCGAAATTTTTGTGCCAATAGTACAATGGCTTATCAAAAATTCCAACTTGCGCCCACTTGCCATTATAGGTGAAATTTTTGAAAGTTTAAATGGAACTACTATAAGTGGCTTAGGTCAAGTAAATGGTGGTACATTCCACTTAAACTTCATATCAGAAGAAATGTCATGTTACTACATGATAATCAATATAACCGAGTATAACTAATGAAAGAATTTTTTTTGATAAATGAGCCAATTGCGTTTGGCGACACATGCAAAATATACGCTCCACTCGTGCGCGAAGTTGTAGCATCGAACGACTATTCAATCGCCCAACAAATTTTAACGGTACAACAAGAGGACATCGACCTTTCCCTTACAGATAATTGGGAAGAAGAACTCCCTGAAAACGTACCTACCCCCTTCATGCTACTATTTGAAGCCGCGCGCTCAAGTGAGAATACGTATAAGCAATGCAAGTCAGCAATAGAGTTCTTTATCCACGAACCTGTAGAATTTGACTTTGCCAACAATTCAATTCTAATTAACATAGACCTACAAAAAGAGTTCGACTCCGACGAAGAAGTACAAGCATATCTCAAGAGCGCGCGGTCGCTCAAGGAGTCACAATATCCAAAATTCCAAAATGCAATACGCGCCGCATGTGGCATGGACGAAATTCCACCATTTCAATACCAAATGCATGTGCGCGCACGTCGTATGCAAGGTAAGGCTCGTTACAGAGATACTATCAAAGCTAAAGAACAAAAAAACTCAATTGGACTAGCCAGTGTTATTTCTTCTGTTTGTTTGATGAATACTGGCTTAAATCCACTTAATATCGGACAAATATCTTACCCTGCATTAATGGATATTTTTAATCGCTATCAAGCAAAACAGTCCTACGAAAATGATATGCGTTTACTAACTACTCCATTTGTAGACACTAAAGATATAAAACCTAAAAATTGGTTAGAAAATTAATAAAGGAGAAATCAATGGCTAGCAATATACTAGAAAAATATGGTATTAAAGAAGTTGCAGATTTCGTTATGTATGAAATTGATGCTAACGGTAAGCCTGGTAAGCCTGTACTATACCTAGACACACTGAAGGTTTCTACTGCTGAGTTCAACTCAGAGTCTAAAGAAGCTACGGGTGGTAAGGGTAACGCTACTCTTATTTCTTGGGATAGCAACAAGGAAATCACACTTACACTAGAAGATGCCCTATTCTCACCTAAGTCACTTTCAATCATGCTAGGGGCTTCTCTTGCAGAAATTCAAGCTGGCAAGATTAAGAAAACAGTTACTTTTGTTGGTGACAAGGCAAACACAACAACATTCGGTCTACCTAAGGTATGGGAAGGCTCTAACGGTGTTAAGTTCAACATTCCTACTACTATTGAAGTATTTGATGCTTCAGGTAAGAAGGTTACTACACCACTTTCAGCTACAAACATCGAAACTGGCGAAACATACTTCGCTACATTTGAAGTAGGTGTGAGCGCCCTTATCATGGACATCACAGCATCGCAGTTCCCAGGCACATATTACATGACTGGCGACACATACACACGCGACCAGAAAACAGGTAAGGATAGTTTCTTCCAACTTGTTATTCCTAAAGCAAAAATCGTTTCTGAAGATGCTCAACTTCAAATGGAAGCTGATGGCGACCCATCAACATTCCAAATGAAGGCTAAGGTTCTAAAGAGCGGAGAAGCTGGTGGTCAAGGTATGATTCAGTTAATTAAATATGATGTAACTGATGCAGTTGCAAGTGACAGCGCTGCGGCTAAGATTTGGACACAGAAATAGTTAGACGGCGAGTGGTTTTCCACTCGCTTTCTTTTTAGGAGCATACAATGGAACAACAATACAGCTTTAAAGAGTTATACAATTTGACGCTAAAAGCTACTTCTCCTATGAAGATAGGAAACCGCCTTTTTGAAGAGGGTGAAATAGTAACACAGTTCGACCGCATACAAGTGGCAGGACTAAAGGATAAAACCATTTCGTCAACTGCAAAAGGTGGTAAAGGCAATCGTGACCTTATTACATGGGAAAAGACAAAAGAGGTTCAACTTGCATTTAACCAAGGTGTTTTTTCCACAGAACAATTTGCGCTTATGAACAACGCACAGATGATAGAATATATCGAGGGCGCTGAAGTAAGTAAACGTGAAACTTTATTGGCTGATGATAATGGAGTTGTCGCTCTCGCGCACGAGCCTTTTGGAAAAGTTTTTGTATATGACTACAAAACTTATGCCAAAGTTACGAACCCACAAGTGCGCGCAGCCACAGTCACAAGCCTATCTCCATACAAAAAGTACATAGTCGATTATACCTATGTACAAAAAGGTTTAGCGGAAAGCGTTTTGATTGGTAAGCACCTTTTTGACGGTTACTTCAAAGCCGAAGGGCGCACACGAATTAAAGACGACCAAACTGGATTGATTAGAACTGGTATTTTTTATATACCTAAGTTAAAATTGGTATCTAATCTATCTGTCACTATGGGAACAAATAACTCACCTGTATCGGGAAAATTTGATGCTGTATGTTTAGCACCAAACGATAGCACCTCTAGTCCAATTGAATTTGTGACTTTAGATTGTGATATAGATAGTGACATTTAATTCGACACCGATTTTAATAGTCGGTGTTTTTATTTTGGATAAAAGGAGAGGCTAATGCCAAAAACAGTTGCGGTTACACTTAAAATTAATGCCGATACAAGTGCCGCCATTTCTGCCATAGGTAAAATAGGTGGCGGATTAAACAACATGAGTCTGCGCTCATCAACCATGAGTAAGGCTCAATCGGAAATCGAAAAATTAAAAGAGTCACTACAAGAACTCCAAGCCATGAACGGCAAGAAACTTGACTCTCGTTCTATTTCTGATGGAGTGACCAAAACGCGTGAAATGGAGCGCGCGCTCAAGTCACTTACGAATACATACAACTCAATTAAGTCGAACCCTGATAAATTCCAATTCGCGCCAGCACAAACGCAACAAGCAATTGGAGATTTTGAAGCGCGACTAAAGAAACTACAAACAACACTACACAAAACAGGCTCGGTAGACAACAGCGAAATTACCAATCTCATGAAGTCTATCAATAGTTTTGGTGGTTTTAAATTACAAAACCTTAATGGCGCAGAGGACTCTTTAACTAGAATTGGAAATGTTATTAGACAACTAAAGCGCACAGCTAAAGGTGATGTAAACAAAGAACTTGCTTCTATGAGCAAAAACCTTGCAGGAGCAAAGAATACCGTTGCCACACTTTCTGCTGACTTTAATAGCGCAGCATACAACGTTAAGGGTATGGAGCGCGCGCAGAAGCAAGTAGAAAGCCTACGCCTAAGTATGGAAAACTTCTTCGGCATACAAAACAGCATTTATATGTTCAAGCGTGTCATTAGGGGCGCGTTTGGTACTATCAAAGACCTAGATGCTGCGATGGCAGATACAGCCGTAGTAACCAACTTTGACATGGGTGACATGTGGGATAGCTTACCTCGTTATACCAAAATGGCGAACAAGCTAGGTGTTACTATCCAAGACGTATATAAAGCGTCAACACTGTACTATCAACAGGGTTTGGATACCGATAAGGCTATGGCAGCTACTCAAGAAACACTTAAAATGGGTAGAATTGCCAATATTAGTGGTGCAGAAGCTACTGACATGATGACCGCCGCGCTCCGTGGTTTCAACATGGAAGTTAATGCAACTAATGCACAACGTGTAAACGACGTTTACTCCAAGCTAGCCGCTATCAGTGCATCGGACACTAAAGAACTTGGTACTGCCATGAGTAAAACGGCTTCAATCGCGAAGTCAGCCGGTATGGACTTAGAAACCACAACCGCATTGCTTGCACAAGGTATCGAAACTACAAGAGAGTCGCCAGAGAACATTGGTACTGCTCTTAAAACTATCATTGCTCGTTTCCAAGAACTGAAGAAAAATCCTAACTCAATTTCTTCTGTTGGTGGAGAGCGCCTAGACTATAATAAAGTAGATACAGCCCTTAAAACTATCGGCATCAACATGATAGACCAAAAGGGTAACTTTAAAAATACAGGCGATATAATTGGTGAGGTTTCCAAAAAATGGAATACCCTATCCCAAGCGCAACAGCGTTACATTGCTACTACAGTAGCGGGTTCGCGTCAACAATCTCGTTTTATTGCTATGGTAAGCAACAATGCGCGCTTGGTAGAACTTACTGACGCTGCGTATAATTCTAATGGCGCGAGCGCTGAACAGTATGCAAAAACACAAGAAACTGTTGCTACTGCGCTAAACCGCTTAACTAATGCTTGGAATCAGTTCCTTATGGGAATTGCCAATCATGCAGTTATTAAAGGTGGTATTACAGCACTAACAACTCTACTAGATGTAGTAAATAAGATATCTGGTGCCTTCGGTGCGATACCGGTAATAGGTGGTCCACTCAAGTTCCTGAGCCAACTTACTTCAGGGCTATTACTATTTAAGGGTGCACAGAAGGGAATGGAAGGTGGTATAAGACTTCTTTCTGACTTTGCAGGAGAACGCTATGCTAAAGCTATGGGAATTGACCGCACAAATGATATGGTCACACGTTGGTTCCCAATGCGCAGCAAAACCTCAAAAGAGGACTTCCTATTCCAAAACCGTAGAGCGCAATTTAACAAATATAGTGAGTTTGACTTTGCAGATTCGTTTATCAATGATATTAATGATAAAAAGGTTGGTTTCTTACAAGCTAGAAGATGGGGCAAAAACCTATCGCGCTATGCAAAAAACGGTAACGAACTAACACTTCAAAACCTTTTTGGCAACGCAAACCGTAAAACTGGGTTGTCTGCGCGCTATGCACGCCAGCTTATGTTTTCACACGAAGCAACTGCGCCAGAGCTACAACAATCGCTAACTAAAGTGTTTGGTAGTGTGCGTGGTATTGGTGCTCAAAAAGCAGAAGAGTTTGCGGAAGCATTCGTGCGCACCATGCGCGCTCATGGGTCTACCATAGATTCAGCCGTAAAACAAACAATTGAAAACGCTAACATCAACGACGCGGCTAAAAAGAACCTATCCAAATACATAGATGATATTGCCCATGACATTGGTAAAACTACAGTATCGCCAGAGTCAGTGAAAAAAATATCCGACTCTATGACGAAGATGTACCATGCCACAAATGTTGCCGATAGAATCGGTGCTATAGGCATGAGCGCGGGGTCAACTTTAGACGCCATCGGTTTTCATAAAACTGGCAGTGTAGTTGGTCAGATGGGCGTAGGAGTGGGTAATCTTGCCTACATGGGCAGTTCTGCACTAGACCTTAAACAACTTATACGTGGTAAAAGTATTGGTAAAGGCATAGGCAAATTCCTAGGTTCTACCGGTGGTCAAGCATCTATCGCAGTTGCACTAGGACTCGCGCTCAACGAAGTGGGTAAGTATTTTGGACAAGACCATTCTGACATTGAAGCAGGTCAACAAATACTACGCAAATATAACAAGGAACTATCTTCATTAAGTGCGCAAAAAACTAGAATAAAAAGTATGCGTGATGAGTTTGCGCAACTTTCAACTGGTATCTCACTTAATGGTAAAAACTTATCACTTTCAAACGAAGAGTATGAGAAGTATCTAAAGCGCGCCAAAGAAATTGCAAAAGTCAATCCATCACTTGTGCGCGGATACGACAAGAACGGTAACGCAATTCTCGATACGCGCAATGCCATTTCTAAAACTTTAGGTTATCTCGATTCTGAAATTGATACAACTAAAGCGAAATTCTATGACGACAAAAATACTAAAAAAATACTACAAGGCTTCCAACAGCGCCTAGACGAAGGTGGACTATCAAAATCTAACTTTTGGCGCGCCAATAAGGGCTTACGTGAACAGTCAGGTAAATTTGGGGAACTAGATAACTTCTCCAAAGCTGACCAAAAGAGATTGCGTCAGTTAGGAGTAACAAATAGAACTTCATCTGAAAAATTAGCAAATATTTTCACTACAAACCCTAGCGCGTCAAAGAACCTATCATCTAGCGGTAAGCTACTTGCAAATCAACTAAAAAACCAATTAGCAGTTGAAAAAACTGTTATGGCAGAACGTGAGCAGTTTGTAGCAGGATATGCAAGCTATCACTTAAAAGATGCAGTAGGTTCAATTAAGAACGAGAGTTTACTAAAAGCAGTATACTCCAAAACTGCAAAGCGCAAAGACTTGACACAAAAGAACCTTGCGCAATACCTATCCAAAGACCTTGCTATCGCGCAAACACTAAGTGATAATGTCGAGTTTGCAGGTGCTATGCGCGACGTTAATAAGGCGCAAAAGGATTGGAACACTACAACAGATAAAACTTCTGACAACCTTAAAAAGTATCAAGGTCGTTTAGCTGAGTCGGTTTCAACACTAAAAGAACTCAAAAAAGAAGCCAAAACAAAAACTGAAAAAGGTTTTATCCAATCACAAATTGACAGTATCGAACATTTAAAGGCTAATGCAGTTTCCCTTGAACATGCACTCAATCCGTTTGCTGATTGGGAAGCAAAGGCTCGTGGCGCGTACGACCGCTTTAAGGACGAAATCAAAGCGGGCGACTTCTACTCTGGCGTAAATTCCCTAAAAAGCATTACAGATGAAATGCTTAAAAAGGAGAATGCAGGTGGTAGTGGTTCGAGAACGTTTTGGAGTGGTGCAAAGGAACTATTCACTCAAAACTATCTAGAAACTCATGGTATCGCACAAGTGCGCGCGCAGACACAGAAGCTGTCCGGCTTACTACAACCCGGTCAACAGTCTGCGGATAGCTTTGACAAGTTCATTCGTCGTGTAGGTGAGTTATCAAAAGACCCAACACTTAAATCACTAGCAAGTAAGGGTATCAAGGGTATCAGAGAAGATAACTTTGATAAGCTATCTGAGTCAACTGGTATCGAAAAGCAAGCCCTAGCCGCTATGCGCGACAACGCAAAGCAATACGGATACTTCAGTTATAACGTAAACGAAGCTGCCGAAGCTATCAAAATGGCATCAACTACCATCAAGGGTAAAAACGGACAGCGCTACTACAACGACCAAGAAGTTAAGGAACAATACCGCAACGCCAAAGGCTCACTAGAGGGCTACTCAACCTTCCTCAAAGACCTTGAGGGTAAAGGCTTGCGCGCCTTCAACCTAAGCAAAGCAAGCGAAACTGATATTCAACAGTTTGCTAAAGATGTTGGAGGTTTAACACGCAAAAACAAACTCAATGCCGAAGTTCTTGCGCAGCAATGGTCTAAAATGGGATATTCTTCTGATGAAATTTCAGAGAAGTTTGGGAAACTCAACAAGTCCCTACTATGGACTAATGGCAAGAGTCTAGAGGACATTGTTAAGCAGACAGAAGCTAAGGGTAAAATTGACGAAACATCAGGTGAAGGTGTTGTTGCAAAGAACACTTCCACAATCGTAGGTCAATTAGATGCCGTTCTAGGTCACTTATCAGCGCAAAACCTAGACAAAGACACAACAGCAAGTGCAATTCGAGGAGTGGAAGAAGCAACAAGTAAGGCTCTCCTATCTAACAAACAGCTTGTTGACCCTAATACTTCAATTGCTAGCGCGCTATCCAACAACCAAGCCGCGCTCGAAAGCAACAAACAAGAACTTGCTAAATGGAACGCAGCACGCAATGACAAGAGTTTAACCGCAGAGCAACAAGGTTATGCACAAAAAATTTATGACTCACTTAATCGTAGTCAAGCGCAACTGCAAAACCAACAATCGCTACTTAATAACTTACAAATGCTACAAAACAGTGGGTTATCCAATACCGCATACCAAGGCGCGGCTAATCTAACTGTAAATGGCAATATAACAGACGCTCAATTAAAAGCCCTAATTGATGACCTAAATAGTCTACCTGCTGAAAAGCAACTTAACATTTTAACTGCTATAACTGGCGACCCAAGTGGCTTTGAAAAACTTGTACACCAATGGGATTCTATGGGCGACAAGGAAGAAAAAGTAAAAGCAGTTAAGGCTGCCTTCCACTTACAAGACGACAAACAAGCCGAACGTTTTGTTAAACTTATTGACGGCATGGACGCTAAAACTCGTCGCAAATTCACCGCACAAGGTGTAGTAAGTGTTGATACTTCCAAGGCGAACGGTTCCATCAATAGCGTAACCAATAAGCTAGGTATATTGGCTCGCTTAAGAGCAATGCCCGGAGTGTATGTGCGCGCGCAAGGTGCGTTAGGTACATTAGGCGCAATTTGGAGTAAACTTAAGTCCATTGCTGGCAATTGGGTTGCGCGCCTAAGCATTTTCACTGCTAGAGCAGGTGGTGGTGGCAAGGGTGGCAAGTCCGGCGCACGTGGAATTAATTACAAGGGTAAGTCATATGCCTTCGGTAGAGGTAGAGGTGGCTCCGAAACCGCTCTCACTGGCGAACTCGGTCCAGAGATAGTGTGGCTACCATCTCAAGGCAAATACTTTATCACGGGCAAGAATGGTCCCGAGTTACAAGACCTACCACGTGATGCTGTTGTGTATCCACACAAGATGTCTAAGCAAATTGCCAAGAAACATCCTAACCTGCTAAAAGGCGGACACTCATATGCCAAAGGCAAACTTCCTAAACTTGGCAACTCCTATGCTTCACCACCATCCAAGAAGGCTATGGAGAAAGCCAGAAAGGCATATGACAAAATTAATGGGTGGAAGCACCCTATCAAAAAGGCTAAGGCATGGCTCAAATACCAAAGTGAGCGTGCAGCCTACAACGCCAAATATCGTATCTACGAACAGCAAGCCGCAGCGGAACGAGTAGCCGCACAAAAAGCACGTGCTAAAGCCGAAGCAGCCCGCAAACAAGCAGAGCGTAGACGTGCCGCACAGGCAAGCTATAAGCGCTCAATGCAGAATAAAACTGCCGCTCGTGTGACAGCAAGAGGTAAGAGCGCCAACATCAGTTCAATAACTGGTGTGGCAAGAAAGGCATCAGTGCCCGCTCGACCTTCACCTGTGGCAAAAGCAACTGCTAAAATTACAGGCAACGTGATTGCCAAGGCGGCTACAAAAGCCATAAAACAAGGTGTAAAAGCACTTCAGCGCGTTATCCAAAACCCTTACGACGTTTCCGAAGATTTATCTGACGCACTAGGCGACCTAGGTGGACTAGGTGGCGGTGGCGGTGCTGGTGGTGGCGGAGGCGGAGGTGGCGGCGGAGGTCGCGGAGGTGGCGGTGGAGGAAAAGGTGGCTCCGACGACAAAGACAAGTGGAAAAACGACGTCCACAAATACTACAACATACTCCGCAACATAGAACGCTACGAAGCTGAACAAGCCATGAGCGCGGCTAAGTACGACCGCATTGCTAAGTCTGGCGACCTTTCGCTAGGCAACACCGCTACAATGAAAGGGTTGTACGACAAGCAAATTTCCGCCCTAAACAACAAGAAGGCACAGCGTGAAGCACTCGTGCGCGCAGGCGACGATTACTACAAGCACCTTCAAAACCGTTTCAACAACGACCTCAAAGAAGCAGGCGGTAGCGGTAGCATAACTGACTACGTTACACTAGATACTAAAACTGGCTTAACTCAAATTGACTGGGGCAAAATTAGTGGCATTACTAAAAACGAAGTAGGTAGTGTTATTAAAGATGCTATGGGCGAATTTGAAAGTTGGGGCAAAGAACTAACCGACGCTGCGCAAGGTATTGAGGACGATACCGCAGCAATCAAGGAGCTTCAGTACCAACTTATCGAAGCTAGTGGTAACTTGTACAACATGGTACAAAACGGCTACCTCACTCGTCAAAAGAATATGATAGACAATCTATCAGACATATACGAGGGACTAAACCGTCTATCTAGTGAAATGCTCAATTCTGCAAAAGAGTCTATTTCTAAGTCCAAGCAAAACAAGGACAACGCAAAAGCAGAGAAAAGTCTGAATGACCTGCGCGCTCGTATCGCATACTTGTCACAAGACACAGGCAATACACACGCAGTAGAGTTGGCAAATCTTCAAAAACAACTTGAAGAAGGCGAAGAAAACTATCAAGATTCTCTAACAAATCAAAAGCTAGACGAAATAGAAAAGTCGTCTAAAATTGCCGAAGAACAGCGCAAAAACCAACTTGACATACTCAAAATGCAACTAACCTTTATGGAAGAAAGCGGATTGATATGGAAAGAGATTGAGCGCATTGTACTAGCAGGCTTTGACAATAATGGAGTCGGTAAAGAAAACTCTGAAATGATGGATTATATCCGTTATCAACAAGAGTGGTTTAAGAAAAACTATTACGATAGACTTAAACTAGACAAAGACCGCAAAGAGACAGTTATCCGTGCAGAAGTTCAATTGTCTGAACATCAGAACATTGACTCGAGCGCGCGCATCAAACGTCATACTCCAGAGAACTACATGAGGTTTGCGAGTGGTGGGCTTGCGCCATACAACGGTCCTGCATGGCTTGATGGTAAGCCAGGCGCTCCTGAGATGGTACTAAACCCTACCGACACCAAAAACTTTATTCAGCTTAGAGATGTGCTTGCTAATGTGATGACTAAAAAGTCTGTAGGTGGTACAACTAGCGGTATTAATAACTTTGAAGTAAATATCAAGGTAGATGAAATTAATAATGACTATGATGTAGATAAACTAGCAGAAAGAGTTAAAAAGAACATTATCCAAAGTGCTACTCAACGCAATGCAATAAAATTGTAAAATAAAAAGGACGACTTATTAATTTAAGCCGTCCTTTTTACATTAGCAATTCTAGTTTTTTGAGAATGTTGATTGTAATTTTAGAGTCTCCAAAGTCATCAACTGATAAGTCGAAATTGTCAATTTTGATTGTAAGGTCGTACAGTTCTTGTATCTCCTGCGCGCACTTGTCCTTATATTCCTTTTTGATTGCGATTTCACCATCGTTGTCGGTGTGATTGATAACTGGGTTGCCGCTCTCATCTTTTTCGCTATACTTATCTATAATTTTAGAAAAGGCGTCACGAATAAAAGGTTGTTCCTTTTGCATTTGCTCGTATATCTTGTTGAGTTTGTAGGCAGCCTTGATAGGAATAGCACTTTCTACAATTCTCACATATCCTGACTGAAACTCTAATAAATTTTGTACTGTTATTTCTTTTACCATTCTGTTACCTCATATGTTGGCTTGCGCAAAGTGTGGAAATGCGCTGACTCGACCGCACATTTACCTAAACAAATTGCATCGCTTACATCGTCTGAAACCGTTATATCGTACCATTGCTTAACCAAAAGCTGTGCAGAACGCTTTTTATCAACTCTTGTGCGCCCCATTATCTGACAATGCGCGCGCCATGTAGCCGAAGGCAATACCACATACGGCATATTGATTGAATACAGACACTCAATTAGTACTCCTTGCAAGTGCGCCAAGACCTTATAAGTTGTAACTCCCATTCTGTGCGCGCCATTTTGCAATTGTATATCTTCCAATCCAACTCCATCTATGTTCCATGCTTCTACCATACATATAAGCCACGTTCTCATATCACTAATGCGCGCTACTTCCGTATCGCCCTTGGATTGATATACGTCCGCGCGCACGAGTAAGCCATCGTCAAAGATAGCGTATCCGGTTGAGTGAGTTGCTTGGTCGAGCGCGAGTATGCGTTTCGCTCCTTTTGGTTTTGCAATAACTGTTTTTTCTACGTTTTTGAACGTATTATTTTTACAGACTGGACATTCCCATTTGTTTCTAACGTGAGAATAGGGGGCATATATCTCATGCCCCTCATCACACTTCCATTTCATTTCTGTTTTGAGGTTTTTGTACTCATCGCTTACAAGTTCCCATCCATGAGCGCGCGCCTCACTTACTATATCTTCATACTTAATTTTCATTACTTACCTGTGCTACCGAAACCACCGTCTCTGTCGCTTTCAAAGTCCAAAATAGTGTCAACTGGCACAAAGTTTATTTGGGGTGCTTCTACTAGACGGAGTTGCGCAATGCGGTCGCCTTTATGAATTGTGTAGCTTGAACCGAACTCAACAGATTTTGTAGTTACAATTACTTTGCCGTCTTTATCCATTGTTTGTTCGATGTCTATGTCCTTGATTTTAGGTTCGATGTTTTCGATAATGACGCCCACTTCGTCCCTGTACCCACTATCAATAAGTCCCGGTGTATTACAGATGCGAAGTTTGGTTTTGGCGCTCAAGCCACTTCTTGGTTGTACGAGTAGTGCATAGCCTTGAGGTATTGCCACCTTAAAACCGGCTTTAACGATGGTCTGCTCACCGGGCGCTATCTCTATCTCTTCAGGCGCATAGATGTCCATTCCTGCATCAGTAGCATGGGCATATCTAGGTTGCATACCATGTTCCATGATTTCGATAGGTACTGATACTACGCGCGCAGTTGTATCTTTGAAGTCCTCGCCACTATTGAGAATGATGGTTAGGGCTTGTACGAGGAAGTCTTTTTGGTAGTCCTCTAGACTTTCGTCATCTGTTTCCTGTAGGTTTTGGATTGAAGTGCGTATATCGTCTAACGACAGATTATTCTGTCTCAATCCCGCAATAATACCTAACTGAACATCTGCGTCTGCCATTTGCTCGCGAAGTGAACTTAGAAAAAGCGCACTTACTTGGTCGAAGTGTTCTCTCGGCAACATTAAAATCGCGCTCAACTGCGTCAGAAAATCGTCCTCATCAATAGCATCATTTTCTAAAAGATTACTGAAATCTTGCATATCCATTATATATCCCAAACCTTTCTGTATTCTTTTGTAATTGAAACAACATAACACTCATCAATAATTTCGCCCTTGCTTTTCTTTACTTTGTAAGTTTGGCTAGATTTGATAACTTTGTATCCTTCCATTTCGCCTTTCTTTGCGTTTTCGATAAGTTCCTTTACTTCTTGTTCACTATTAACTCTGTACTCTGTAACTGTTTTAAGCGTCATTTTCGTCTCCTTTATACTTATAACAATAGATACAATATCCGTCTTTATACTCATGCGGACAAGTTTGTTGTAATTCTTTGTTCTCTTCAATTAGCTTTAAAATGGTTGGGTTTAAAACAAACTGACCCTTGTCGCGCAATTGTTTGATAAGGGCATTGTTGTTGTCTATTTGTCTTTTTATTTCTTCTGATACAATCCTTGACATGGAAACAACTCTCCTTTCTCGTATATGGCATAGCTGGCATTATAGAACAGCTTGAATAGTTCATAATTTTCTTGCTTTACCATATCAAATAAATCTATGTTTTCGCGCAAAGTAAAGCGTGGTAAGTGGGGATATAAAATTGTTCTTTTTTTTATTTCGTGGTTGAGTATTTTGACATAAGCATATAGGTTGTGGTAGTACCTTTCAGTTTCAATTTCTCCGTGCGCGAAGTTGCGATTGGGGAAGCTGCCACTAAAACAATTCCACAACTCAAACAATCTACACCATCGTTTATCCACATACTTATTTGGCATATACTTTATTTGTATTTTCTTGCCGTGAAAGTGCATATGTAATAACTGCACATACACCTTTGGTAAATCTTTCTTTAGAAATTTTTGAAAATCAGTCATATAGTAGTCTATATAGTACACAAATTGCGCTGATGTGTTGGTGCGCGCCTTGGCTTGTACAAACTGATGGAATGTGCTGTCTTGCATGACGCCCCTATACTCCAAAGGAAAGAACTCGTTTAAGGTATCAAATGCAATCCATTTCAAGAATTGTTCATCATTATCCACACATATTGGAAATTTCGTTCCTACTCTATGTATGCGTTGGTTAGGGTAGGTATCTCGCAAGTAGTCTAACCCCATGGCAATCGTTTCAGGCGCGCGCTCAAGTGAGCCAACGTCAAAGTCGTGTATAAAAAGGGAAAGGTATTGATTGTTTGCGCTAAAAAGTGGCTTAGTCCAATCCTTCCAAATTGCTTTACCATCAAGACTTAATCGCGCGTGAACGGCATTGGTGAGTGTTGTGAACTTGCTTGCGTAAAATGGGTCGGTTGAGAACTTACCGCGTAAACCCTCGTATATAAAAACGTCAGGCGTAGACAACTCTATATCCGTCAGTTGAGGTTGGTATTTGTTACTTGTAAACGAAAGTCCAACTGGCACTACATTACTATCCGTCACTTCTGCGGGATAGATACCATCAAAATAGTCCTTAAAATAAAACACACTACCATACAAGTCAGGTCTTAAATTGTGCATGAAAGTGACTAAGTGATTGTGCCTTTTGTAATAACTACTAATTTTCATAAGTTCTAGATTAAACGGCACATGGATATAGGTTTGCATATCTGCATCATACAGTCCAATATTCATTTAAAACTTAATCACTCTCAAATACTGATTTAAAAACTGATTTACCGCACTTTCATACGCGCGCTCACAACATATTTCGTCAATTGATGTGAGTGCCAAATGTTGTACTTCAGCTGTATGCACATAGTTGTCTACATCACAATAGTGTTTCACACGAAACCTTGAGTTTTTGTCGCTACGCAATTTAAGTATCTCTGCGCGCACTTGAGGGTCGAACAATTGTTCGCGTATTTCTTTTTTACACATGGTGCGCCCTTCGTATTTCCAAAGCAAATAGCTATGAATTAAATAGCGCACAAAACGAGTATAACACATTAAAACCAATTCCTTTTATATCCAATTATTAGAAAAATAGATGCTAGTATGGTAGCCACACTTGAAATAATGAGTGGCATTAAAACCCATAGCCAACTTAAAGATATTTTGCCTAGTAATTTTAATACTATAAGCACAACAGTTAGTAGTGTTATAAAACTAACACCAGTTGCATGGCTATTATAATTGTCCATTACTTCTCTCCTTTTTCTGTTAGTGTTTTTATATACGGTAGACACTTTAAGTCACTAATAAAGTCTTGCCATTCAGACAATTTGTGATGTGACCTTTGCTCAATTATAGCAAAAATGTTTTCATATGAAAGTGTAATTGTGCGAGTTTGTAGAAAACCACTTGGCAATAATTCAATTAATGTTTTAAAAATTGAACTTTTTTCGGTATCTTCCATTATAACTCCGCGCTCAACATAGTTATCAAAATTCACATAACAATCACGAAGTTCGTTTAGCACTAATATCAGATGCTCCAAAAACTCTGAAGTCATTATCTTTTCAGTAGCTTCAAAACAAAAGTCACTTACATCAAATTCTTTTGACATGATGGTGTGCATTGTGCTTTCGCTATTGGCGGTGGTACCTACCTTGTATGTATCAAACTGTTTCCACCAATACAGTGGCGCGGTTATGTCCATGCTTACCATAACCTGTCTTGCCCATTTTCTGTGAGATTGTCCTGCTTTGTAGAGTCTTTTCATGAGCGCGAGGTCGTTATCACCGATGATGGTGCCGTTGTGTGTGAATTTGCTATCTGATTTTGCCATGCTATTGTACGATTTGCGCATACCTCTAATGGCATGTTCAAAACCCCATACATCTATGAGTTCAGTTTTAATCATTTGTGTGCTCCTTGCGCTTTAGTATTCCAAATCTTGGTGATGGTTTTTCTTCAATACATTCGATATATTCAAAGTCTTTGCCTAGATGAATGGCAAAATCTGAAGCTACATCTAGGTAGTGAGTGCTGATGTGCATTTTACCTTGTTTGTCATAGACGTTATAAATCATAATGCTCCTTAAAGGTTTTTACCTCACATTGGTTGAAAAAGTTTATAATATCCAATACTAAATTAGTAGTATTTTCGATAGTATCATTTGATGTACTGACACGTATTCTCCATGGGTCGGCATCGTCGTGTAGTCGCTCTTCTGCATCTACCGCGATACGTTCAACCGAAGAATGCTTACATGAGCGCGCGGTCAACCTTGACTTCAATGTTTCTTCGTCAGCAAGAAACTCAATTATTACGGCTGGGCGCTCATAAGTTTTCATGAAATTGATAACCTCGTTGCGATTGATGATGTAGATGTCGCTTGCGTCAATTTGGCGCTTGGTTGCGCCATACCAGTTACCATTATATGTGGTTTCAGCTACAATTTCCTCGTTGGCTTTGAGGGTTTCTAGTTCCTTCTCACTAATAAAAATGTGTCCTTTTTCGTTTTCATGGCGTGGTGGTCGTGTTGTGTATGACGATACAACCGATAGCCCACGTTTTTCTAGTTCGTTGACTATTGTTGTTTTTCCACTACCACTATCGCCTACAAATAGGTATAGGTGTCCCATGTGCTTCTCCTTTATAGTGTTTCTATTTTGTGATAACTATTAATTGACAATTGGTGTAATATTTCTTCCACGAGCGCAGACTCACCTCTACTACCGGAGTAAATACTGGCTTGCGTGCGTTGGTTCATGGCTTTCATTAGTACGTAGTTTATATTTCTGCTTTGTAACTTTTTTTCTAGTTCATCTAATTTGTCTAATCCGCTTATGGTTGCCATAAACACCCATAATTTTTCTTTTTGTCTTAGTTCTAGTAGCCACTTCGCTAGTGGCACACCTATAATATTAGTTATAAAAGTTACAGTTAGTGCTACCCCATAACTCTGATTTGCAATAAACTTAATCAAGACGGCGCTCATGGTATATGTCGTTGCATTTACCAATCCCGCAGTCCATTTACCACCTTTTACGGTCAATATTGATTTAATTGTTGATATAATAACATTAATAAATTGTACAGTAATAAATAGTAACAAAAATTTTCTCCTTTTATCTTCTTAATATATTATACCACGTTTTAAAAATTTTTTCAAATTAATAGACTAGAGATTTTATCCCTAGCCTAAAATTTTTAACTTATTTTTTCTGCATATTGATTATCTGATGCTAAATTTACACCTAATACTTCATCAAAATGTGGTTTTTGATTAGGACGAAATCTTCCAAACTTAACAATTATATTATCAAACTCTTGCAATTTTTCAATTTTATCTTCAATTTCATCACGATTATAGCCTGTGTAAATAACAATATCGTCGTCAGTGACTGCGCGCACGTGTGAGCAAACTTCAATTACATCATCAAAGCTATCCATAGGTTCTAACCCCTGCATACACAATGCAGAAGTTAGCGCACTTGTAACATATAGGTGCGCAATGCGCGCAGGTTCAAATTCTAAAGATTTGCACTCTGTAAGCGCCCAATTATGGCATAATTGAGTTCCATTTTCCCTATCGCACTTAAAGTCACAATAGGGAAACTCAATTGTCATACAAGTTTTCTTGTAATTCACAAAATCTTCAAAAATTAAACCCTTAATTACCATTTACATTCTCCCATTTTCTCATGCTCCACTCGGCTTTGCGCTCGGAAGAGTATGTGCGCACAGGAACATAGAAACCTACAATACGTGAGTATTCAGTATACACGTCGCCACCACATACAGGACACTTCTTACCGAAGAAAGCGTGGTTATTCTTACATGCTTGAATTTTAGTTGTAAATGCAAAGTATGTAACGCCCTTGTCTGCAATGTAGTTAAGCATCTCCCATGCCTTGTCGTCTGAATCGAATGGCGCTTCAAGGTTTGCGTGGAGAATAGAACCGCCATTGCAATACCCATCGAATAGTGCTGCTGTTTCAATGCGCTCTTGAAGAGTTGCCTTGATACCCAGAGGTAAGAATTGGTTACCATATAGCGGTAGGTCATTAACACAATCTTCAGGGTATAGAATTTGGTCAGCTAGTTGCATCTTGGCACATGCACTCTCACCCGGAATTTGTTCTACGTTGAACTTGTAGTCTTTGTCTAGTCCAAATTGGTCTTTTGTGTTATGCAGAACTTGGAATAGTTTCTTTGCAAATTCCTTACCTTCTTCTGTGTAGTGCGTATTCTCAAACTCATCTTGTTCTGTGTAGCCAAAATGTTTTAGAGTTTCATATACACCTGTAAAGCCAATTGTTGAGTAGCAGAACTTAGGGTCAACAAGCCCATGTGAGAACTGAGGCATAAGTCCTTTTTCTACGTTTCTCATGATAATGGAACGTTGCACATCAAGCACCTTACAATCTAATTCTACTAAGTTTTTAAGTCTAACTAGATAGTCTTGCTCGTCCTTTGATTCATAAGCAAGGCGCGCGAGGTTAATAGCACTTACCTTCATAGAGCCTACCTTTAGCGCAGTACCACCAATTGAGTTGAAGTAAGAGTCGTCAATTTGGGATTTTAATCTGCAACAATTGGACAGGCTTGTAACAGAGTCATCAATAAAGAAGTTACTGTCAGTCCATTTTCTATTGTGCTTACTACACCAGCGCGCGAATGGCTCGTCGATGAATTTGCCGTTTTGGCGCAGTAGTGCCATTGTAAGAACTGGGAATGTCATCATGTTGTGCGCGCGAATTTCACTAACTGTTTCCATGAAAATCTTTTGGAACTCTTGAATTTCCTCAAGGTCATCCACCATGAATGTGCCGTCAGGGTATGTTGCACCACCGAATAGGGCTTCTAGGTATGGCTTATCGAATACAGATACGTTGGTAAATGCGCTCTGTTGTCCACCCCTTAGGAATGGTTGGTTGAGTGCGTATACAAAACGTTGAATTTGTTGCTTTGCGAATGTTTCTCCATGCTCCTTGGTAAGTCCCATGTATCCATTTTGAATATCTTTCTTCCAAAAATAGTAGAAGTATGGGATAATGTTTGGAAGTCCAATAGCGCCAGAGGTTCTGTTACAAGCAAAACTAATGAACTCTTTTACGAAATCTACGAATGTTTCAAGGTGCTGTGGTGGCTCACCATTAAATCCATCAATGAAAAATAGTCCTTGCTCTGCTAGGTCTTTAAGGTCATAAGCGAAGCAGTATGACACGAATGTTGACGAGTGCGCGTCGTGCATATACAGAGCGCGCGTCCACTCTTGCTCTAGCCACTCACAAGCTGTTTTGAAACCGTACTTTTTATTTAGTTCGTAGAAAATTTTGTTGAAGGCTAAAAGTTTTTGGTGTGCCTTTGGCATTTCAGTTGTCATGGTTAAAATGTCTTTGTGTCCTACGTTGGCGTTGCCATCAATAGATGCGTCAGCAACGCTTTCCTTATCCACAAAACCATCGATAAAATCTGTGTAACTTAATTGGTCATCATCAAAACCATTCAGTCTTGCCATTTCAGTTCCATATTTGGCTTGCAGTTTGTTATACTGCGTAATAAAATTTTTGTTTAAATGAACATTAATATTCAATACAAAATCTCCTTTAAAGTGAATTGATAAGGTTGTTGGCGTCCATAAAATTTAAAATGGTGTCATTGTCTGTCACAATCGGCATTTCCATTATGTTATGCGCCTGCGCGAACTCAATCGCTTTATCCCCCTCTATGTAGTTATAACTTATGTTTTTACTATCTAGTTTTGCCTTCAGTACATTGCACTTAGGGCAACCTGTTGAATATAGCGTTATCATCATGTGTTCCTTTCGTGGTACGAAGCGTACGAAAAAATCATGGGCAAAGGATTAATTTTCCCTTGCCCTATTAAGTAGTTTTTCGGTAGGCTTTCTATGAATTTTCGGTATCTAACTCGCGCGCTCTTGTAGTCACTACACCTTTTTCACTAACATTGATAATTTCTTCAATAAGGTGGAATGATGTTTTTTTGTACTTTTTGCACAAGAAGTTATCGCCACGTCTAATACCTGTTGCTACAATTTTTGTGCCGCGTGAAAACATAGATTTTTCAATTACATGCTTTTTACCATCTGCGCCTACTTCAGATAGCTGTCTATCGTAGTGAGTAAATGCGTCACCATATATTTGTACGGTCACTACACCAGTTGGAGTTAGCAATGTAACAAGTTTTTTAGCTTTATCTCTATCCAATACTGTACCGCAAATTCTGTGGATACGATATATTGGTATTTCGCGCTGACTATTCTTTGGAGTGAATGTGTATTCAACGTCAGGCTCTTCGCTTAGGTCGAAGAAGTCGACGAACTCATTTCTATCTAAATTCACGTGCGCCAACTCATGCTCGTGTATGTAACATGAGATACTATCCATTTCCCATTTGGAGTACGAGCCTTCACAATACTTTTCTACAATTTTTTGAATTTCTTCCTCGTTGAATTGTAGTAAAAGTTCTTCTTGATGGTCTTGGATATATTTTTTCACTGGTGCTAACGCACGGTCTTTGTTTTTCTTCCACGCTGTTTTCTTGAGCGCGAAGCCACTTGGCGCACTTGGATTTGGAGTAAGTTCATCAAGTGAGAAGTTACGTTCCCAAAAGCCATAAGCATCGTTGTCTAGGTAGTATCCTTCATACTCCTTACATTTAAATTTTTTGTTTGATAAATATGTATTAAAGTCAATTACTGCGCACTCAAAAGGAAACTTATTTAAAAGTCCTTTTTCACTTAGTTTGCGCGCGTTTTGCATGTTAAGTTTAGTTTTTATATCTGAAACTTGGAAAGCGAATTTTTCCGCAATTTTATATCGCTCAATGCCTTCCAACTCATCAAAAGCACCTGACTTTATTAAGTTGAAAGTTTGCGTTTTATTGATTTTTACTTTATTGCAAAAATCTTCCAAACTTTTGTAAGGTCTATTATTAATAATGTCCTTTACTACCGACAGTCCAATCTTGTTCATACCGCTCATACCATATAAAATGGAATTAGATTCAATGTCCGGTGAGAACGTATAACCAGACTTATTAATGTGTGGTGGTTGAATATGGATACCGCTGTGCATAAACTTACCAATCGCTGTTGCAATTTTACCATAGTCTACACTTGCCTTCACATCTTCGTCATTGAGATAGTCTGACGAGTCCGCGCTCATGCTACTATCTGCAATTAGACAAGCGGTATTCCACAATATAACAGGAAATCTAAATGCTAGGTTCATTTCTTGTAAGCCAATAATACTATATGCAAGTGTATGAGATTTGTTGAAACTGTAGCCGAGTTGTGGCACAACTCCTGCTCTCCATGCATACACCAATAGTTCTTTTCTCACACCAGCGCGCAGTCCATTCTCGATGTATTCTGCATGGAGAGAGTCAATTTCTTCCATTTTCTTTTTGGCTACAACCTTGCGCGCCTTGTCTGCGAACCCTAGTGAGTTGCCACCCAACTCAGGCGCCATCAGTAGTTCCATCATATCTTCTTGTGTAAAACACATTCCGTCTACAAAACATGGACTATTTTTGAAGAAATTGATTTCGCTTTCTGTTAAGCCCGCATATCTCATTTCATCAATCCAACCGCTTATATTCTGTCTAAAGCGCGCCCATTTTTCGAGAGGTCTTTCGGCTCCGCGCTCTTGTGCCATAAGACGAATTGCAGAGTTGAGGGTTGCAAGTTCGTCAACGCTTTTAGGTTTAATAAGTGCGATACCTTGCTGACCGCTCTGCTTTTCCATTTGGAATAGTGCATTAACTTCATGATTCCATATCATTTCCCACATTTTAGGGTTGGTACGTTCAAGATTATACACGCCTACAATTGACTCGTAGGTTTCGCGCAGAGTGGCTTTTGACTCTGCATATCCATAATCACACAATAACGTAATACAGTTATGAATTTTATCTAATGCTTCAATGGATAGAACGTCATACTTAATTAATGATAACTCTTCCGCATCATGCAACTCAAAAGCTGTAATAATTTCCCCATTTTTTGTGCGCATTAAGGCAGCGTTGGTTGTGAATGGTTCGTCTACGAATACTACTCCACCTGCGTGGATACCCATTCCGCTGATAAGTCCTTCGATGCCTTTGGCTACTTCCCATAACTCTGGGTTTTTGTTCATTTCTGATACGAAAACCCTATTGGGGCGGATACCCTTATCCTTGTCGCCATAGTATGACTCATGTAACGTACGCAGAATACCTCTTTCTGCCTCAATTAGAGAAGCATAATACTGTGCCTCATCTACATCCATACCTAGTCCGCGCGCTGCTGTAAGCAATGCAGATTTAGACTTCTCGGTACGTAATGTTAGTACGTTAGCTACCCTATCTTCACCGTATAGTTCCCTAAAGTGGTGCATAACCGCCGTACGCTTCTGTCCTTCGATATCGAGGTCCACGTCCAGGACGGTTACACGTTCAGGGTTGAGGAATCTCCAACGCTTGGTTTGAGACTCTTCGCGCAGAGGATTTATCTGTGTGATGCCTAGTAGATATAGCAACACAAAACCGATACCACTACCTCTACCTGCGCCCACCAGTGAGCCTGCTTCCCAACAACCATCTACAATACCCTGTAAATTCAGAAAATACTTACTCCAACGCACATTATTAATTTCTGAACTATCCCATGTACTTTTGAGACACTCGTTTACTTCGTTTAATGTGCGCGCGTCTTGTAGCTGAATGTCACTTGCAAGTCTTTCCATTATAAGTTCTGCAAGCAACTTATCACTCTCTTCTGACTTTAAGAATGTATCCAACATTGGCGCTTGGGCAATAAATTTCTGTTTTAAATTTTCATCTATTGCGTTGGCTGTTTTCCATTGTAATTGAGGAATTTTTAAAGGCTTTACGAGAGAATAGTTTTCACAACTATCCGCAATTTTTTGGATATTAGTGAAAGCGGTTTCTAATTCTTCTGTTGTAAGGTCATTTTTTAGAAGTTCGCGCACCTCCTCGTCACTCATAAGATATGTATAAGCGTAAAACGCATCAACTTCGCGCTCTCCATTCTCTGCATTTAGAAAAGCCTTGTGTACGTTTCTGTCTTTTGCAAGAGGATAGTGTGCATCGTTGGTAACAACGTATGGTGTGTTTGTATCACGAGCCAGTTCCGCCAAAGCCTTATTCACAAAGTGTTGTTCGGTGTAGTCTGCAGGTTGTAGTTCTAGGTAGAAATTACCCTCACCAAACACCTCTTTCTTACTCTCAATCCACGAGCGCGCAGTCGACATATACTCTTCACGCGCAATACCAAACTCCTTACCTTTTAAAATAATTTGTGGTAGTGTTCCACCAAGACACGCTGTCATACCAATAACGTGACCCCTATTCTGTTCAATAATTTCTTTTAGGTCGCGCGCTCTTGTAGGTACTCGTAACATTCCTCGTGAGTTATAACTTCCAAGCCATGCTCTACTTGAAATTTCTCTAATTTGGCGGTGTCCAATTTCATCTTTTGCAAGCAATATAAAATGGGGATAACCTTTTATTAATTCAGCAAACCTCTCATCTTCCATATCGTCTACTAAATAAATCTCGTTACCCCTAATAAGTTTAAAGTCAGGGTTGTTCTCTTTTATCTTGTCGTAATACTTCTCTGCCTTTAGCGCACTTGATACAGATTCGTGTTCTGTGATTGCTACACACTTGTGACCTAGCGAAATTGCCGTATCAATCAAAGAGGGGATAGTGTTAATACTATCCCTCAATCTTAGGTTGCTCATGTCTGTGTGGTTGTGTAAAGAACCTATGTATTTCATTGAAACTCCTTAAATTTACTGATATTTCTTATTAATTAATTATACCATAAAATATTATTTTTTAAAAGTTCTAAAACTCCCATCTTGGCTTTGAAATTTTGGTTTCTAGTTCATAGTCATCAACAAAAATTTGGGGTGTGTAAGTGCCTAGCCACTCGTTTACGTTTGTGCGCCCAATTACGTTGATGGTGTGTTTGGATACGTCAATTCCTTCTAACTCTTTGATAAAGTCGTGCGCCTTGAAGAATATGTAAGCGATGCCGTTGTGCATAACTTTGACGGTATCTTGTGACTTGCCCATTATGGTATAGTTGTCTAGGCTAACGTTTTTGACAAGTACAACAGGTTCGTCGTTTTGTTGACCCCATGTGTCGCTCCAATCGTTTACGTCGTAAATGAACTGTTCAAGCAATGGACTAGATGCTTCAAAAATAAAGTTGATGTCATGGTAGTTTTCGTTGAAGGCAACATCAGCTAGTTGTGTATCAGTTAGTTCTTGGAATGTGTCTAGGTTTGAAACTTGTATTCCAATACCTGCTGCATTTGCGTGACCACTCACATATTCTGTTAGGTTTGTGTTAGTTAGAAATTCCTTGAAGTCTGGCAATGGACTATTATGTACATTACGAATACTGCCGCGCAACATTCCATCATTTGCGCGCTTGACAACTAACGTAGGTCGTTTGTACTTGTTAGCAACTTTCATTGCTAGTAGTCCATTTAGCGTCTTTGGTAGGTCATAGGCTTCAAGCAACTCTAGTACAATAATTTTATGTGCTAAAAGTTCTTTCTGCTCCACAATCATGTTAATAGCTTCCATCATTTTGTCCAATATGCGATTTTGTTTTGCACGAGCATTGACACATTCGCGCGCACTTTCAATTGAAACCTTTTCAAGTTCACCTTTACACCCACGCTTATGACATTCAACTTCGATATCACCATCGTAGAGCGCCAAGAACACACGTTCTTTTTCCTCTTGTGTTCCAACTCTAATCATAGCATTGATAAGTGGAACTATATAAAAGGCAACTGTAATTGGGGTGAATGTGTCTTTGATGGAATAGGCTTGTTTTTGGCAAAGAGCCATGAAGAATTTGTTTTGAATTGAGTTTAAGCCATGACTGATAATATATCTGTTTTCAAGATTGCGCACGTCCATCATATCACCGATTAGACCTAGCGCAACTATATCAATTTGGTCATCTACTAGAGTAGGGATACCTAGTTCCTTACCTACAAACCTAAAGAACTGCCATGTAACACCTACACCACTAAGACTTTTGTTTGTGTAGCAGTCTGAAAGTTGGTTGTTGATGATAACTGCATAGTCGCTGAATTGCGCGTCTTCATTCTTTTCGTGGTGGTCTAAAACTAATATACGGCTTCCATGAGCGCCCAGTCGTTCGTGGTACTCATAGTCGTTGGTAGATGCGTCAGGTAGTATAACCACATCGTAATTCTCTGCTTCAATTTCATCACACACATCAGACAATCCATGCTCTTTGCCCTCGTGTAGGTAGTGTACTACTTCCCAATTGGAATTTGTCGCTTGCGCCATTCTCTCAAGTCCAACTCTAGCCACTGTCGCGCTCGTGTAACCATCTACGTCGCAATCTACAACCAATGCAATTTTACAATGCTGACCTGCGTACTGCGCCAACATCATATAACCCAACCTCACATTATCCAAGTTCTCTGGTGACTGTAAGTTTGAGGGCGACGGACTTTTAAATTCCTCTAAATTTTCAATCCCGCGCTCGTGTAATAAGTTTGCAATAAAATTGTCACTATACAATTCATTAATTAATTTATACTTCATTTATACTATCCTTACTCTTTTCTGTAACAGTTGATTAAAAACTTCTTCCCCTTTGTCACTAGGAGAATCTTTGTCTTGTAATAAGTTCTCTCTATCATATATAAAACTAAAATTTGCATAGTTTTTATACTTACTACACAAATTCCATAGTTTTTGAAAATAGTTATCTTGAAAGTTTTGTTCCTTGTCAAAACATACCACTATCTCTTGTGGGCGCGCGCATCGTATAAGTTTCTTCAAGGCAAACTTGTTAAGGTGTGAGCCACATATCGCTACCGCGCAATTTGGTCTATCAAAACTTTCAAATTGTAAAACCGATTTCTCTGACTCAAATATATAGCAAATGCCAGTTTTGCGTATGTTGTCTTTGTTAAAATTCAAGCCGTATAGGTTTAGGCTCAATGGGTGTGCATAAAACTTGCCCTCAATTTTAACTGGCGTATACTTACCCACATTCTCAACTTCCCAATCGTCGAGTGCGCGACCTCGAATACCAACTAAGTTCCCATTCTCATCATAATGCGGTATCACAATTTTATTTTGCGCAATTGAAAACAATATACCGAACTTATCCATTGCTTGCTTTGAAATTCCGTCTTCTAACCATACGGATGGATAAAGTTTCACAAAACAATCCAACAAATTATGACTTACTTTGTCGAGCGCGCGCTCTTGTGAGCCTTCTTGATAGCGGTCACGAATTGGCTCATATCGGTCATGGGTTTCCAAGTCAGGATTGTAGTTACTGCAATTGACAACTACCTCATAAATATCTTCATACCAATTGTAACTGATATTTCTAACAGTATAATAGTTTTGCAGAAACTTAAAAATTGACATGCCACCGCAATGAGTGTAACAATAAAAAAACTTATTGTCTTTATACCAATATAATTTACGTGAACACTCATCTAAATTTGTATTGTGACAAGCTGTGGCGCATATAATATATTCGTCAAATTCCTCATATGGCACATTTAACTTATTTAACAATAATTTAATTTTATCATTATCTAATTGTTCAAGTAATTTCTTATAATTCATTTTGCGTCTTTATTCTATTATTCAAATCTATTACCATAGACTGATATTCTTGTTCGTCTTTATCTTCCCAACTTTTAACCTCATACACCCCATACTTATAAAAATTCTCAATTGGATTAAGTCCGGCATCAGTTATAAAAAGGTCTGTTTTGCGCATTGTTGCATAGTCAAACTGTGACCATATTTTAACTTGCGTCCATTCGCCACTTCTAACCTTAAACACATCAGTTACTAAGTTTGGCAATCCTGTTTTAGAGTCTTTAAATAGGTTTAGTTCTTCTTGTGTTGGGCGCGCCATAATAGCACCATTATCAGCCTTATTGATAATGGCTCTACTACCTGCAAACGAACTTTCGTTACGCACGCCTCTATCGTCATCGCCCTTGGCATTGAGTTGTGTTGAAGTGAACATAGCGACGTTTAGCTCCACCGCTAAATCCTTCAACGCGGTCGAAAGCATGAGCAACACCTCATCGTTCCTCAGCGCAAACCCACGAAACTCACCCAAAAGCGCGGGACCGATGAATATGTAGTCATAAAACACGCACGTGATGTCATGTGTCAGGCAGTTCTCGCGCACGAGTGTTTTGATGAGTTCTATGGTAGGGTTTGGAACTTTAACTAAAATTAAATTATTTTTAAAGTGTTCCAAAATTTCAATGCCTTGATTTAAAACTTCGCGCTCTAGGTCACTAAAGTTCGCATATCTAAACTTGCCCTCATTTATACCTGTAATATATGCCAATACCATCTTGCGCGCTTCTGAAAACTGTTGTTCTGTAACAATAAACAGAACCTTTTCGCTACTACCTTTTACTTCCCACTTCTGTGTCGTCCAATTGAACCTCATAGGAAATGCCAAGTAACATGCATCGGCAATCGCATTTCTTGTCTTACCAGTACCACTGGCTGCTGAACGTATTGTAAGGGTGCCGGGCATTGCCCCATTAATAACTTGGTTCCACATCGCACCCTGCACTGGCACACCCATAGATTGTTGCTCTTGAATGTCGGACAATAGGCTTTTTAGCCCTTCTGCCACATTCTCAACTTCCACCTCATCATTAACTTCATACTGACTTTCAATGGATAGTAGTTTGCGCCTTACCACATTAACAATATCTTGAATTGTATATGTTTCAAATAACTGATTAACTTCATATGCCTTTGGGTCGGATAAGTCATCAATATAAATCTCACTTATATCAAACCCATTTTTACTTAGGTCGCGCAGTAAATTAATTTTTTTAAGTTTCGTGTAATAGTAGTCAAAATTATCAACTTCCGATAGTGAGTATATGTCTTGCAAATATTCAATACCATTAGAGCGTTGAAAAACTCCTTCTGCCTTTGGATTGGTAGATAGACAATCTTCTACATCAATAGGTTGAATTTTTGTTGCGCCACTTTCATATAGTTTTGTAAGTGCCACATACACATATCGTTCTAGTAAATTGTCAAAATCTGTTAAGTCCAAAGTGTATTTGTCTATATGACTCAATAACTGCGGTTTCTTCATTATCGAACCTAATACTTGCTGAACACAAATTTTGCTATTCATTTTAATCCATTTCTACATCACTAAAATCGTACGTGCTTTTCTTAGTTGAGCGCGTGACCGCCTTGCGTACAACGATTTGCGCGTTTTCTCGCTCGCGCGCACACAATTGTTCGTCGATTTGGCTGAGTATGCCGGTGTGGCGCTCTTCCAATTCCACCCAATAGCTACATGCTTGGTTATACACGTACTCTACTATACCAATACCACCATTCGACTTACTTCTGTCGCCATTATTGACAGTATAAAACCATAGCAAGGTATAGTATATCCCCTTGTTTGTCATATTTTTCTTCAAGAACTTTTTGCGCTGACCCTCACACAGAAAAAAATTATAACTCATTTTAAGGTCGCGCGCAAGCAAGTCGTACATGCGGTCAACCCAAAATTGGTCATCACCGCTACTAGAATTGCGCCAGTTGTCATAGCAGTTCTTGTGAAAATAGTAGTTTCTTGAAGGCATTATCCAATCAATGCCCTCGCGTGTAGTAGTCTTATAAATTTCTCGTCCACATACACGACAATGTACAATATTTTGTTTATTCGCCATTTCTGATAGTCCTTTCTATATATATTATATCACAAATTTAGCGAATTTTCAAGTTATATACCAAAAAATAGAGTAGCCGAATTTAGCTACTCTACTTCAATTGTATATTCAATTCAATTTAATTGGCTAGTTTTTCAAGTTCCATTACTGCAAAGTTAAGTGGCTCAACTTGGTCTTTAGTAATGGTTGAAATTTGCACAGGAGTATGGAAATACTTCACAATGGTACTCATAACCTTATTATAGTTTTCCTCTGCAATAGCTTCGTCCTTTTGGTTGGTGATAAGTGTTTCCCAAACTGCCTTTGCTCTACTCATAAGGTCGTCATAGTCATACTCTTGGCTTACTTCTGCGGGCACTTTATCAGTTTTATCCACCGAAACTGCACCTAGTTCAACTTCCTTGTCAATAGCATCACCAATAGCATTTACCAATTCCTCATATCCAAATGGAATTTTTGGCTCTAAAAAGCGGTATCTTGTGCCAGCCTTAATATATCTAGTTGGCTTTGTGTATAGCCATCTAGTAGACTCCCCATTTTCATTCCATTCTTGTGTAATAATACCGATAACGTCAACAAGCGCATTAACGATATTTTTACAACGGTTAGATAGGTCAGGTTGAACGAATTTCTCCTTTGTAGCATCATCCTCAATTTCTTTGAGGTGCGAAGTCATGATAAGTCCATATCCCATCATGGTAATTTGTACAAGTGTTGACCTAAATTCTTTAGATAAAGTAGACCACCCCTTACCATAAGGAATATCACCAATTTCATTTACGTTGTAGCTTGCGCACACGTATCTCTCACAAAGGTCAAAGGCAATACCAATAGTATCAATTGCCACATTCTTAAATCTTTCCCTAACTTTAGGGTTATTAAGTTGTGCAACCGCTAGTTTTAGGTCGCCCCATGAGTTGATAGGCTGTACCATAGCGCCAGGCAGAGCATTAGTACCAATCTCTGTTGCAAAGATTACAGTATCCGGACACTGCGCGCAGAATGAGGTCTTACCAATCTTCTCTGCGCCGGCAAGCAACACATACTTGCCGGATAAGTCGCGAGAAATTACATTGGGTTCTAGGGCTAGTAAATCAATCATTTATCTACCCCCTTATTAAAATCCTCTTGCGTTAAAACCTGCGTTCTGTGCAGGAGCCTGCTTTGTTACAGTACCGCCCTTGGACTCAGCCTTTGCTTTCATTTCTGTGAGTTTAGCATCTCTCTGTTGCATAGCTGCATCAATGTCTGCTTTTGCGAAAGCCATTTCTCCAATAGCAGGAGTTTGGTCACCACCAGTGATGATAAGGTCATTTACTCTAGTAACTTTCTGTCTTTCTATAGTTTCACCAAAGCCAACCTTTTCGGCAATAGTTTCTACTGTGTTGGAAAAGTCAAGTCTACCGATTGCCTTTACCGTTGAACCTGCAACCCAGTAGTTAGTGATAACGTTGTTTACCTCTGGTGATACGCCATATAGAGGCACAACATCTACTGCGCCGCCAAACTTAGGCACGATAGCTGTAATCTTCTGTCTGCCAGTAGGCATGTTGTCCTTATCCATCTCAGGTAGACAAGACTGAACGTACATTTCAAGTTCAAACTTTGCCTGTGGCTTGAACTCTGAACCCTCGTTTACCTTGTATACGAAGTTAGCCTGTACTCTTGGTTCAGAAACAAAGTTACCCTGACCGCTGACAAACTCATTCATGTCAATCTGACCACTAGTAATTCTAATTTTGTCTGCATTCTCAAAGCCTACTGCTGCCGCAGATTTATACTCATTCATAACCTTTTCGATAGATGCGTAAGCTGGGTTTGCACCGCCATCTTTTTTTAGTTCCATACTGAACATGTGAACAGGAATGTCAAGAGTTTTATCTACTCCATTGATAGGCTGATTAACTCTAACTATAATTCTGCCTCTAATGCAGTTAGCTAGTTTTCCCGTTGAGCGTTGTGTAATTTGTGTCTTTTCTAGGTCGATTTCAAGAAGTGTTCCTTCGATATATACTGTGTTCTCTGCAATTCTCATTTTGTTTATCCTTTTGTAATTTTAGTTAAAATAGTAAAATTTAAAGGGAGTAGCTAAACTCCCTCAAAACTACCTAAGCCTGAAAAGCTACTCCGTCTGTTGTAAGCTGTACGAATGTTACTTCGCCTTCCTCGCCCTCAACAGCTTCCTTAACTCTTACCACTAGACCTTTCTTTGCGAGGTCAGTTACATTTGCGCTTACAGAACGTGGCGCTCTCTGTACTGCTGCTGCGATTTCTGGAATAGATGCCTTTCCATTCTCTCTAACATAATTGAATACTTCTGCTGACTTTTCTGTTAGCTTAATAGCGTCTGACATAGTTGTTTTCTCCTTTGAAAATAAAATTTTATTATAAGTTTTTAAGAGGATTTTATTTCTCTCTTAATTCCTATATATATTATAACTTACTTTTAGTTTAATTGCAAATTTTTACGAGTTCAATTACTTGTGAATTTTTGAGGTCGGTAGCAATTACACCAACTGTACCACGACTAGAAAGTGGAATTTCACTAATTTGCATTTTAACTTGGTTTGTGGAAGTAGCAATTATAAGTTCTTTGTCGCTTTTAGTGATTGGCAAGAAGTCTACCATAGAGTCACCATCTTTTAACTTTTGAGCGCGCAGACCTTTAGTGTTAGTGCCAGTTACTTTGAAGTCACCCATTGGCGTTCTTGAAATTTTACCGTTTTTACTTATGGTTACTATTTCAATTGTGTCTTGCTTACATGAGCGCCCGCGCACTACGACGCCGTCGTCCACCTTCATGCCCTTAACGCCCCTTGCCGAACGTCCACTCGCGCGCACTTGTGAGGAATTAGTAATCATAAGGTTACCATTAGATGATAGAAAACCAACTTTCTCATCTTCTACCACATCAATTCCAACTAAGCTATCACCATCTTCTAACTCAATGCACTTTTTAGCTTGTGTACTTTTCATTAGTTCTGAAATAGCGGTTTTTTTGATAAGTCCGTTTGCAGTAAAGAAAACTAAAAACTTTTGTAGATTTTTAGAATTAATATCAATGACTTGAACTATGACTTCGCGCTCTTGTAAGCCAAACAAACTTTCGCAGTAGTTAAAATCTTCTAGGTTAAGTTCGTTTACTGTGGTGAAAAATGCCTTCCCTTTATTGGATACAAACATTAAAGGGTTTTTGCTGTCACACGATGCTGAACCTATAACTGTTTCGTTCTCAGATAACTTAATTTTACGACCGCGCGCTCCTCTCTTTTGAGCGTAGAGAGACGTTTCTTTTGTAGTGAACAGTCTATTCTCGTTAGTAAGACTAACAATAAAGTTAAACTGTTCAACTTCTTCATCTTCTTGTGTGTTAAGGTCTATAATTTTTGTGCGTCTTTCGTCGCCAAACTTCGCAGTAACCTCATTCAAACCTTTTTCCACTTCCTTTTTAAGTAAGTTGGTGTCATTTAAAATGGCTTCAATTTCGTTTTTCTTGGAAATTAATGTGGATTGCTCGTCTAAAAGTTTGTTAGTTTCCATTTTAGCAAGACGACTTAGTGTAATTTTTAAAATGGCTTGTGCTTGCGCGCTATCAATAGACAATAGTGTCATTAGTTTAGTTTGCGCATCAGATGTAGAGTTTGCACTTTTGATGGTAGTAATAACTTCGTCAATGTTATTGATGGCTAACACTAATCCTTCAATGATGTGTAGACGTTCCTTAATGCGGTCTACATCAAACTGAAACGCGCGCGCATAAACTTCCATTTCATGGTCTAGATGCGCCTGTAACATTTGTTTCCATGTATAGTCTCTTGGGTATCTTCCTTTTTCAAGCATATTGAAGTTAATACCATAATGGTTTTGTAGTGATGTATTTTTGTACAAATACTTTACCACTTTGTTTACGTTTGCGTTTTTAGTTAGATAGATTTTTAGCTTTGGTGTAAGCCCTGTGAGGTCGTTGAACCTGTCAATGCCGGGGTTCACCTTGCCATCTTCCTCGTTGATGATATCCTCTAACTGCGCGCAAATGGTATTGACATAAGTTATATATGGAATTTCAGTTACTACTAGACAATTATTAGCCTTATCATATTCAATGGTACTTCTCACCTTACATGCTTTCCCATGACCATTTTTCATGGCTTCGCGCACTTGTGAGCCATTGAGTACCGTGGCACCAGTTGGGAAGTCAGGCATACATATAATTTCATCATCATCTATGTCTGGATTCCACAAAAGTTTCACGAGCGCCGAGTTCACTTCGCGCAGGTTAGTGGGTGGAATACTAGAACTCATAGACACACCAATACCAAGTGTACCATTTACGATAGGTGTGAACCCCTTGCATGGCAAATATACTGGATACTGCTCTGTATCGTCGTAGTTGTTGCGCCATTCTGAAACCGTATTCTTCTCTATATCCTTAAATAGATAGTTTGCAAGAGAAGTTAGGCGCGCGCTCGTGTATCTTGGGGAAGCATAGTTGCCACTTTCTTGTAGATTACCTACGTTTCCTTCAACCTCTACTAATGGATAGCGTGTCGCAAAAGGTTGTGCATTACGCATTATAACCCCTAAACACGAACTATCACCATGCCAAAATATACGCGCAGCAGAACCAATTGCCTTTAATGTCTTTTGATATGGTTTCCCATGCACAAACTTGTCAGTGTACATACAGTACAAAATCTGACGAGCGCCCGGCTTCAATCCATCTACAACTTCCGGTATTGCACGGTTTTGGATAACTGCTCCTGCATAGTTTGTAAAGTTTTCTTTAATAAAGTTATTACTCATATATAAATCTCCTACTCGCGCACTTGCGAGAAATCAATGTTTTCTTGTACGTATTGTTTTTTAAGTTCTGTGTCTTTGCCCATTAGTCCATTTAGTAGCTCTATATCTTCGTCATCAAGTTCTACAACCTTAATGGATTGGAACTCTTCGGTGAACATAGACCTGTGTGCCTGTTCAGGTGATAGTGAACCAAGTCCCTTACACAGATGAACGTCACCCTTTATGTTAATGTCTTGTTCGTTCATAAAGTAGTATTCCTTACCACCCTTTTTGACAATATAGTATGGTGACTCTAGGCGCACAAGTCTACCTTCCTTAATAAACTCTGGCGCGAAGTATTGGAGCGCAATTGTAACCAACAACGCAATGTGTCCACCATCAGCATCAGCATCAGATGCAATTCCCAATCTACCATATCTTAACTTTTTACTGTCATACTTAAAAGGCACAATATTCATTGCACTTAATAGCAACTTAATTTCCTCATTATCTAAAATTTTCTCTAGGTCATTAGTAAGCACATTAATTGGTTTACCACGCAGTGCCAAAATGCCATAGTCGTTTGTGCGCGCGTTTGCAAGTGACGATGCAGCGCTGTTACCCTCAACAAGCAATAGCGTCGACTTCTCACCCAAAACTTCCGCGTCTTTTAGCTTGTCACTAGCAAAAACCTTTTTCTTTTGGTTTGAACCAATGTCCTTTTCGGCTTTAAGTATTTGAGCGCGCGCCTTCTCCGCAGCAACCTCTGCCTTTGCTTCTTTTGTGAGCATGGAGATAATGCGATTGAACTCGTCGGTATGACGCTTGGAAAACTCATCAAGCATTTTACCTGTTGCGCGTTGACATAGACCACGTAACTCTGGATTATTGACTTTTGTCTTTGTTTGATTTGCAAACGAAGGATTCGGAACTTGACAATTGACCACATAAAAAAGTCCTGTGCGCGCGACGTCAGGTGACACCACATCGTTAATGTGCTTTTTGAAGAATGTGGTTAGGGCGGTTTTTACGCCAGTTAAGCTTGTTCCACCTTCAGGGTTAGCAAGCCCGTTGGTAAATGTGAACGATTTTTCATGGCGCTCTTTAGTCCAAAACGCAGCTACCTCACACTTAATTCCGTTTTCTTCCATTTTAATATAAAGTGGAGTTTTATGTAGTGGAACTGCATTGTCTTTGATGAAGTCTTTAATTCCATTTTTAGACAGATACTTAACCTTTTCTTTTGTTGTCTTATCTTCGAGCGCGAACTCAATTCCACTTGAAAGATATGACCAATTTTTGCACATTTCTTTTAGGTCACTAAAATTAATGTGAATTGGTTCAAGGTTGTAAACTTCTTGGCTTGGTGTGAATGTTACTTTTGTACCAGTTTTGGTTGAGGTAGCCTTGACAGTTGTAAGCGATGTAACCTTACCATTTTCTACAATAAGCGTACAAGTGCGCCCGTCCCTAGTCGACTGCGCGCTGAAGTAATCAGACGACAAAGCAGTACCTTTGGCACCGATACCATTCATACCAGCAACATTCTGATATGTTTTGTTGTCAAACTTACCACCAGAGTGGGGCATAGTGTAAATTGCCACAATCGCATCTATTCCATCACTCTCGCGCACACCAAAAGGCACGCCTCTACCTTCATCTTCCACAGTAACGGTGTTGCCATCTAAAATAACCGTAATTTTTTTACCAAACCCCATTGTAGCTTCGTCAATTGAGTTTGTAATAATTTCTCTCACACATTGCAGTACACCTGCGTTGTCTGCTGAACCCATATACATAGCAATACGAGTTCTAATGGCATCTACGAACGATAGTGTCTGAATGGAATTAGCATCATAATTCATAGTCGTTTTCTCCCATTAAATCTTATCTTATTCTATTATACCTCATTTTTTAAAAATTTGCAAATTAAAAGAGCGGTATTACCACTCTTGAAATTTTTTCTTTTTAGATTGAGTTTTTACTATATATAGGTGGTCGCGCGCTCGTGTGTAGGCTACATATTTTATGCGCTTTTCTTCGTCCTTACCCCATGGGCGCATACCAATTACTACTACATTATCGTTTTCCAATCCCTTGGCTGCATGAACAGTTAGTACCTTAACGGTGTTGTCCTTCATTTTTTGGATAAGCTGTCCTCGGTCTAGTTCGGATTGCTTGAAACTGTCGTATGGAATACCCTTGCGCGCAAGCACATAGCACACATCACTTATTTCTTGATTGGTACGACACACAATAAACCATGAGCCGTAGTTGCCATCTTCCATGATTAGGTCGATTGCTTCTAGTACGCCTTCGAGTTTGGTAACTTGTCCTCGTACGCCACGTCCACATAGCGAATAGTCATGAAAGTCAGGGTCAAGTGAGTCCAATACTTTCGCTGCGGTTTTGATTACACGAGCGCCGCTTCGGAAATTAGTGGAAAGCGTATAAGTCTTTACATCGTCCTGCTTGGATAGGTCAAGTAAAAGCTGTGGTTCTGCCCCTCTCCACTCATAAATCGATTGTCGCCAATCACCTATCATCATGAAGTTGAGTGGGCGCACATAGTTAAAGAAAAATTCGTATTGTTTTCCGTCACAATCTTGTGCTTCGTCCACCAATAAGTGTGTAACCTTTGGAATTACATGGTAGTGCATACTAATAAGGTCGAAAAGTTCGTCAAAGTTTTCCTCATTTAATACGCGCGAAGTATCAATTCCACCCATAAGCAATAGGGTATTACAATATGAATGTATTGTACCCACAAAAACGCGCTCGGAGTTTGGTGTGTCACTCAAACGCTCACGCAATTCCGACGCTGCTTGGTTTGTAAAAGTGATAACTACTATCTCCGCGGGATTGGTACCCCATTGTAGTAAGGTTCTAACCCTCTCTATCATACACTTTGTCTTACCTGCACCTGCGCACGCATTGACTACAACGCGTGGTTCAGTTGTCATTATAATTTCTTTTTGTTCTTTTGTTAAATTTGTATCCATATCTACCCCAAACTATTCAGTCCGTTATTTTTAGTGTCATATATATTTATATAATAGGTTTCTTTCTGTGTCAAGTTTTCTTTAGGCACTTCTTCTAAAAGTTCAAAAGTGAAGTTGTGTGGTTTTTCCTCTGCCATTGTACGGTGGAAATAGGAAGTTGCAAGTGTACCAACTCCGAGCGCGGTTTTAACATGGTCAGTCCAACGTCGCTTTATATTGGTAGATTTACCGATATAAACTAACCCAGTTGTGAGCGATGTGATTTTGTAGATACCGCTGACATCTGTGCGCCCATTTAGAACTCGTTTTATCATATCAGAAGTTGGTTGTTGGTAGTATAAAGTCCATACCAATTTATTAAGTGGTACAGAGTCGTGTAATTTGGCGCGAATAGAACTCACAATTTCTATATCTTCTATATTATTAGTAGAAACTTGAATTTTGTAAAATTCTTTTTCTTGTTCCATTGCTATTGAACGCAAGATGGCTTCGTTGAGCGCGCGCCTAGTTGAACTGTAGAAGTCTATATTATTTTGTAGAAAGGCTTGCTCGGCTTGCGCTTTGGCTTTGTAGTTGTCTAGTGATTGTGACAACTCTGCTTGCATGAGCGCGAAGTCGTCTTTTTGTTGCTCGTACTGACTGCGCGCTCGTGTAGTTTGGGTTAAGTAATCTTGTCTTAACTCTTGTGATAAAGTGTCGTATTGAGCCTTTAGTTCTTGCTCTCGATTTTTGTAATCGGCTTCTAGTTGCTCCAGTCGTGCTTGCGCGCTCTCCAAATTTTTCTGGACTTCCTCGGAAATTTGAAAAAAAGAGGGCGGCACATTATAATTATTATTGTATTTTTTCTTGTATTTAATTGTATTATATATAATATATACTAATAAACTTATACCAATTACTACTGCTATATATAAAATTATTATAAAACTCATACTAAATAATCCTTCCCATTATGATAGCTTACAATAATAATTATAATATGCCCGCCCGTTTTTTTCAAGTTTTTGGACTGTTGCCAAAGCATCAAAATTTTCCACTTAAAAAAGAAATAAACTTGCGCTTTCTTCGCGCTTGTGATATAATAATAAGGAAGAAAGGAATTTTAATGGGAATTGGAGTTAAAGGAGAATACACTGGCTTCTCACTCAACGGAATACACAGTTCTGAATTGGGTATAACACGAGTTAGTGACAATAATAGATACGAAGAAAACATGAGCGCGGACTTCGATTTGCTTGAAACAAGTGTGGTTGGCGCACATCAAAATTATTTTTTTGCTAAAGACTTTAAAGCAAAGACATGGAAACTATCGCTAGGTTTTGACAAAGCAACTTACGCGCAAGTAAGAAAATTTAAACAACTAATGGGCGTTACAAATGAGTTAGAACTGGTGTTCGATGAAAAGCCATGGGAAACATGGTACGTTGTGGTAGTTGATACGCCTACACTAGAGTTCATGCCGGTGTCACCATCGATTACACGAGCGCCCGCTTACATTTGGACTTCAAACCAAACATCACCTGCTATAGTTGATGAAACGGTTTTGAATGGGGAATGTGAGTTGCATCTAAAAGCTAACTTCCCTTATGCGGTAGTTAGACAAAAGTTTTTGAAACACACCTATTACGATGCGTCGGTTATCAACGCCATAAATGACAAGGGCGCGCAAGGTTATTTACTCGACAAAACCAAGTTTGAAAACGCACCGCGCGCACATTACTTTGACACACAATATACCAATATGTTTCTAACGGAAAGTGGCTTTACGTTCTTTTCTAACACGTATTGGACTAAGCCTAAAATGGAATATGGTATAGACGTAATTGGAGAAGCCGAAGAAAAAGTAAGAGTATATAATTGCGGTGACATTCCTGCACCATTCAAATTCATTACACCTAATACTATAGAAGCGAAAGGACTATCCATAGACGACAAAGAGTTCGTGTTTGAGGGCGATGGCGATATGTCTGTACCATACATTGAGTACGATAGTCGTACAAAACTTCTGCGCGGAGTGGATAGCACAATGCACTATGTGCGCGGAAAAATTTACAATAAAGGTATCCAAAGTGGTGACTTTTTCGATATACCAGTTTGTGAGCCATTCCAACCAATTGAACTACTAACTAGTTTTCAATTGACTAATGAAGATAAAATAGAGTACAACTACTACTACTTATAGGAGTATAAATGGATAATAAATATAAGGTTTCTCTATGGGAAGGTGGAAATAAAAGTATTGATTTTTCAACCAATACACTTACAATTTCTGCCTTCAAGCCATACGAACAGAAACTGACTTTAAAGGAAAACGGACAGCATGAGTTTTCATTTTTAATACAAATGTGGGCGCGCGCTCATGAGGGAGAAGAATTACAAGAAAATCCAATTGCTAATCTTCTTCAAAATGAAAGTGAAATTCATGTAGAGTGGAAAGACAAAACCTACCTATTTCTAATAAAGGAAATAGAAGAAACAAATAAAAAATATGAGCGCACCATCAAATGCCAAGCACTATTGCCACAACTACTATCTCGTAATGGTTACAATGTGGAGCTCAATGGCGACCTAGGCACATCACTTGGTACTGCGTCAGAACTGACTCATCGTATTCTATATGATGCGCCTAACTTTGTATATGACGAAGAAAACTCAGACAAACTCTATGGTACGTTACGAAAACCATTGCTCTGGGGTACAACACAAACACAACTGCGCGCTCATGGATTGGAAGATAATGCAAAAACAATTGAAGTGCCAGTTGGGGCAAGTTTTTTTATATTTCTGAAAAACAAAGACAATACTAAAAAGGGTTTTCAGTTTATTTGTAATTTAGCTAATTCAAAACCAACTGACTATAGTATAGATTCTGACCTTACTATCTCACAAGAAACGGTATGGGTCGCAGAAAACGACATTACATTTACATCGGACAACATTGTTGACTACCAAGGCTACTTTGGCAACTATTATACCCAAAACCAAGTTAGTCACTATGAACCTAGATTATCTATGATGGTACAAAAATATACTAATGACTATTGGGGCATACCATACAGATTGTATAATGCCACTTCGTTTGTAGAAAACTTTGTACCAAACCATTCTAATTTCCAACTTATTACACACAAAGAAGGACTGAAAGAATACGGCTATACAATCCAAAATTGGCAAGCTAGAAACACAGCAAAATTATACCATGGCATCTATCCTTCGTACCAATTCATCAGCGCAAGCACTAGTGAAATTACAACTTACCTATGCGCAGACTTCAATGCTCAATACGACAGCATAATCAACACAAAACTATCATCTACAGACAATACAACTTTGCGCGCAGGTAGTGATATGGTAGTCCGCGCGCTCGTGAGTGGGTGTGCATCTAGTAGTAATTTTGCGCATGAAGGCATGAGTGTTGTGCCAAAAGCAGGCAAGTTTGGAATTACACGAGATAAATTGAAGTTTGAGATTTTTAACTCTAATGGAGAAATTGTCGCTCAATCCACGAGCGCGCAGTTGAATAAAATAGAGTTTATGCCAGTAGATGGGGTAGTGGGTGTAACTAATCCACAAGACAAAGGTTGGTACACTAAGACAAATAATACCTTCCAACTAGCAACTGACACTCAATGTAAGCCTAATGTACAATACTATGAACATATCCTAGAGGGTACAATGGGCGAAGAATGGGGTGGCTATCCATTAGAAGTTATCAAAGACTTTGAAATTAATGACAGTATCCTAAAAATTTCATCTATTTTTAATGGTAGTTGGACACTTATACTAAAAGATATTGAACTTTCACGTTTATATCGTAATAAATCACACGACATATTGTTTAGTGGCGCGCAAGTGCCTTCGGACATAGAAAATGTAACTGCTTTCTTCAAGGAAGAAGAAAACTTAGATATAACAGACGTCAAAAAACTAAAGGTCGCACCACTATCACAAACTATAAACCTAAAACCTATATACTATGACTACGATGCAATTCATAGTCTACAAGGTGAAAAGTCAAGCTACTACAACTGGCTACAAATTTTAACAGAAGCCTTCCAATGTAGATTAGAAATTGAACCTAACATTGTGAATGGCGCACTTGTACCAAAGACGTTTGCTTACATGAGCGCCGACCTCACTTTTGTAGCAGGTAAGCAATACTACAAAGACAAGGACTGCACTATCCCATATGTAGGTACTAAGGGCAACCCAATGTCATTGGGACTGTACGAACAAAAAAGTGGCTGCTATCTCGTGCGCCTAAAGCGTCCTAAGTCCAATGTAAACTACGCTGGCTTCCACTATGGCTTAAACCTCGACTCCATAATTAGAACTCTAAACTCTGACAAAATTACAACTAAAATGGTTGTATTGGATTGTGAGGTTGAGGGCGCAAACCACGGAGTATGTACAATTCGTGAAGCCAAGGATAACCCAAGTGGGCTTACTACTCTATACGACTTTTCGTACTTTGTAAATAAGGGTGACATAAAACGCTCTGACCTTATTACAGACCTCTATTCTGATGTGTCAGGCATAGGGTTCTACAAACTCACAAGGGAATACAATACCCAACTCGCGCTCTTGAATGTGCAAAAGGCTGACTTGGGCGCTCTTGTAGTCAAACTTAAAGCAGACGAAATGGTACAGTCTAACTATGCCAAAGCTGCGACTGACTCATTCGACAAAGCATATCAAAACTTAAAAGACTTTTGTTGGAACTTTTTAGACCCAAAGCCAACTACAAATATAGATACTGCAATTATTAACTTTGCTAAACAATACTCAAAGCTGGGAGTTAAATTCAACCAAGCAGACGTATTGTTACAAATTTTCCTAAATGCAAAAATTGCACGTGACAAGAGCGCACAAGACCATGAAGAAACTCACACGCAACTTACACGAGCGCGCAGTCGACTTGAACAGGTTGAGCAAAACATTGAAGAACTCAACAAGAAAAAACAAGACGTATATAATCGCTTTACTACAAAATACAGCAAGTATATATACGAGGGTACTCACTCTTCCAACAATGTTGTAGACCCTAACATTTACTACTACAACGCCATGAACATCATGAAGGCTTCATGTAAGCCAACTGTGTCCTATTCAATTGAAGTAGTAGACATAGAACAACTCAAGGGCTTCGAGGAATATCATTTCCAAGTAGGTGACAAAACATTTGTAACTGATGTCAACTTATTTGGGCGCAACGTCAATGGCTCACCATATCGTGAAGAAATTATTATAACTGAAATTACATACAACTTAGACAATCCAACTGAAGTTAAAATAGTAGTCCAAAATTATCGCGATAGCTTTGATGACTTGTTCCATCGCGTTGAAGCCACTGTACAAAATGTTGAAGCTAAGGGTAACGCATATGCGCGCGCAGGTAGTATCGTTCAACCTGATGGTAAAATTGCGCCATCATCAGTCCAAAAAACCTTCGACACAGGTAACATTACTCTATCCTATGGCGACCTCAAACTGGGCGCTCAAGGAATCCAAACACACAACAATCAACTGGGCGCTCAACTACGCCTTATGGGAAGGGGCTTGTATGGAACACAAGACGGTACAAATTGGACTGAAATTATAAAAGGAAATGGTGTAAATGCGTCCACACTTCAAATAGGCAACATTAATACCGCCAACATTTCCATTTTAAACGAAAACCAACCTACGTTTCAATGGGCATCGAATGGTATTACTGCTTATGCGTTCCAACCTACGGAATTTGAACTTGTAAATAACACGAGCGGCAAGTCGCCAAAAGCAGAAAATTGGTATGAACTTAATGAACACCACATTCTAGTTCCCAGTGCAGATACACAGCCTGATACCTTCTCACGAGTAGACAATGCACTACTTGTGGCACAATATGGTAATGCGTTCTCGCCTGCACAATATAACCTATACGAGCGCGCAGGCAATACCTACCAACCTGCTACAGGCACATACAATAGCGCCAAAACCTACTACAAGCAAGACAATAAACTTTACTTCAAGCGCAAAGATGGCTCTTATATGAAAACCAAAAAGGGACAGTTTGTGCGCCTAGACCAATTTGGACTATATGGCTTAAATACTAATATGGTAGATGGCGCTGACTACTCTCCATCAACGCTTGAACAAATAGAACAAGATGCTCAATTTGGACTTACATGGAATGGGTTTTTCCTAAATGGTGAAGAATCTAAAGTGCGCCTAGACAGTAAAAAGGGTTTAACATTAGATTACAACAATTCATCTATTGTACTTGGTAAAATTGATGATGATAAGTATGGACTTCGTATTGATGGTGACCATGGTAAGTTTCTTGAAGCACGCGCAGGTAACATAACACTAAATGGCGACATCAAAGCCACAAGTCTAGAAATTGTACCTGTGACTGCCTTCTCGCTTGTAATCGATACCGAACCAATACGTCTGCGCGCGGGCGCTGATGCAAGCGGTGACAATTATGAACTACCAATAAAAGTTTTCAATGGAATGAAGCCATATAAAGGCACATTGACCTATAAATTTATCGACAAAGAAAAATTGTATGAAAAATCAAACACAATTTCACTTACTAATGGTGAGTTTACAATTGAAAACTTATCCAAAATTGCTTACGATTACGGTGGCGATTTAACAATCACAATTTAAAGGAGTACAAATGAGCATAGTAAAACAAATACCTATTGCTGGGGCAGCTTCATCGGAGTCTGCCCTACTCAATAGTAAGGCATACAAAGACCTGCTTAAAAAAATTCAAAATGCAGGTGTAAGCATTAAGAAGATAACTTACGAGCGCGCGCTCAACGATGATGCGGATAATCCGCCAACAGAAGGGTGGAGTGAGATATAATGGCATATACATGGGAAAGATTGAAAATTGAATATAGCAATGGGGATATTGTATATACAAAGCCTAAAAGAGTAGATGAGGGTGACCCAATTAAACTTAAAAAAATTGTGCGCTACTACAAAGTGAGTTTACCCCAACCAAATGTTCCCCTAACCAATCCGCCAAACAACACATGGGTTACCGATGTGTCGACAATATTGAATAAGCTGACAGACGAAAACTATCTGTACTACGTCGACCTATTCTTATATACTGACGACACCCATTCTTATTCAGAGGTAAAAATTGATATTGAAATTTCGAGTGCATACAAAAGTGTTAAAACTGCGATAGCTGCAAACGCACTATCCCAACAAACCGCTCAACAACAACAAAAAACACAAAAGGACTTAGACAACTTAAAACTATCTGTGCAAATCAATGAACAAGGTGTAAAGGTACAAACCAAAGATAACAGGTTTGCCATAGTAATAGGCAGACAGTCAGCAGATGACACTCGTCCGCCTAGAATGGGCTTCCTACAAGATGGGCGAGAGGTCGCATACATCGACAACAACCAACTTTACATTCAAAACGCAATAATACTAACTAGCATTAAACTAGGTAAGTTTGCTTTTACACCCGATGATGCTACAGGTAACTTATATTTTGGAAAGGTAAAATAGAAAATGGCAGATTTTTATACAGACGATACAGTTTGTGATTATACCCTACAAGGTACTGATAGTGAATATTCATCAAAAGAAACCGGTTTTGGTTGTCTTATTGGTGGATACTCTACTGTACAACCCGTTGTGCGCGGTCAAATAGACGCAGATAGCATTTACACGTTACAAATTACTGTACCCGATGAACAAAACAATTATAAGACGGTTAAAATTATTGAAGAAGGTCAAGTTAATACAAGTGTACTTACAGAAGATTGGCTATATAGAACACTAGATGGTCAGATTACTTATATTTTTACACTTCCACCACGCAAACTTCCGCGCACATTTAACAGTTTTGACTATCAAGAACCACCAACTTATACTGGCTTTATTAATGTTATAAAGGGTAATCAGAGTTTGTCTAAAGATATAGTGTGTCGTAGTACAATATCTAACTATGACGAACCACATGTTAATATGAATTTTATGCCTTATCGTAGTGACTTCGAGGGAAACCCTAGTGTAAATGGTCAATACTATACCCACATAATTTCTTGCGAATATTGTCCTATAACTACAGACCGTAAAAGTACAATTAGTCCAATGTACTACCCATTTATACGAAAAACAAGCGAACAAACTTCAACTGCATTAAATAGTGGCTATAACATAAAAACTCACAAACCTACAGAAAAAAACGGAAGTTGGGAGCGCGAATGGAACAAGTTTATAATTCCTGCTCACCCATCATTTGCATATAAATACAAATTAAAGGTAAACGATAATCTATCTACCGTTACCACAGGTGAGGTATACCTACCCAATGCCTTCAAACTAATGTCTTGGCGAGCGCAAGGTGACGGTATTGCCTTTGGTAAAAACTCGGAAAAAGCTGCGTTTGAATGTGCGCTACCTACAGTATTTAGTAAGCCAGTTTTCTTTAAGGCAGACACTAAAGGTTTAAGAAATGGCAACTTAACTATGGACTTTTATGTAGACGAGTCATCATATATGGGCAATTCCACAAGGTTTGCAGGAGTACCGTACGTTTTTGAACTAGGTATCAGCAAAGATACATTGGGAGAATTTCTGGATGAAACATGGCTTCCAGAGGTATTCCCTAGCATAATGTGTCCAGAGTTGTATCCAGTATGCGCGCTCGAAGAAAGTTCGGAAACAGGTTTATTTAATGATAGTAGTTTGATTTGTTTGAAACTGTATTTTTACAGAGAACCTACAAAGAAAATCAATATGACTTATAGACTAACAAAGTCTATGAGTAAAGAAGCAGAACAAATGTTGATAGGAGATTAAAATGAGTTTAGGAGCAGCACACAGCACTGGTATTACAATTGTAAGGTCAGAAGTTATACAAAAAGACGGTTGGAAAATTTTATATAACGAGTATTCCAATGGCTACGTCACCATGTCAGCCAAATCTAGTCAATCAGTATATGCTGCCAATTCTACAGTAATGTCAAGATTTAACTTCCCCGATGGAGTACAGCTAGAAAAAGAGTCGTATATTGCGCAAGCCTCTTTTGGTTATAATGGCACGCTTGTGAAAGACTTTGTTATAATGGCTGATAGCGGACAAAACGCGAAATATGACGAAAACGGCTTCAACTTTGCGTGGTGGCAAACTGCAAAGTATAGTGTAAGTTTTATGTTTTTCGTTGCAGGTATGAAGAAAAAATAGTAAAGAGAATGTTGCAAAACCTTACTTTTTCCTGTAAGGGGAGGAAAAACTACACAAATGGAACATACACAACTAATCACAAGCATAGTAGTTGCGCTATTAGCTTCATCAGGTTTTTGGACATATATAGGAACACGTTACATGAGAAAAAGTCATCTTGAAACTGCGGTAAAGGTTTTAGTCGCAGATAGAATTTTACAAGAGTGCGCGAAGCACATTCACGTTAATGCCACTACGTGCGCGCAGCGTAGGCTACTTGGTACAATGTATAATACATATATTGGAATGGGTGATGGTGACGAAGCTGTTAATGCCACATGGGAACAATATAGTGTACTAAAATTGGTTTCAGATGAGGAATATTTGCAACGAGTTAAAGAGCTACATATAAAAAATTAGAAAGTAATAGGGCGAAAGTCCTATTATTTTTATTTTGGTGAAATTTGTGGTATAATGAGAATAGGAAAATTGTAAAGGAGAAGTAAAATGAAATATTATATAAGTGATTTACATCTGCGCCATAAGAATATTATTAAGTTTGACAATAGACCGTTTGGTTCTGTTGAAGAAATGGAAGAAGTTATCATTTCCAATTGGAACAATACAGTTAACAAAGGAGATATAGTCTATATTCTTGGCGATTTTATATGGTCTGGCGCACTTGAAGTTTGGAATGAAATTTTGGATAAGTTGAACGGTACAAAATTTCTTATTCGTGGAAATCATGATAGCGACAAGATTGCTCACAAGTGCGCGCGGTCACGTAAGGATTTCTTTGTGAGTGACTACAAAGAGATAGATGATGGTGACTATAAACTTATTCTATCCCACTATCCACTCATGTCCTATAATGGTGGCTTTAGAGAGCGCAACTTCCATTTTTACGGACATGTCCATGTAACTGCCGAGCGCGACGCCGTAAATAACTACTACGAAAGCCTATGGTATGCAGCCGACCACTTCCCAAACACACATGTATCCCTAGGTCAAGCAATTAACATTGGTTGTATGATGCCATACATGGGGTACACTCCGCGCTCGTGTGAGCAAATTGTAACCGAGTGGCGCAAGTGTAGGCAAAACGGTAAATATGAGTAAGCTAAAAGAGAGGCAATCAAACCTCTCTTTTTTTAGTGCCACTATTTTAATTGTTCTAGGCTACACTCCGTATAGTCTTTATCATCTCTAAAGCCCAACATTTTACCATGGCGTAACTTCCCATCTTCAGTAAGTTCCATTGCACCAACTTCAATTACTTTGTGTTTGTAATCTTCCACATTAGCTTTGATTTCATCTGTCAATCCGCTAAGATACCCAATTGGCACAACCTTACCATCTTTCATTAGTCCAATTTCTAAACTGCTTGCCCAACCATAGTAGTAACCTTTTGTAATTGGCGCTAGTCCTTCGCCAAAATAGTAATCTCGGTACTTATTTTCGTTGAACTTCTCACCGGTTTTCTCATCTTCCCAATAAAGCCAATTTTCTGGTGCATTGCCTTTGTATTCGCGTGTAGCCAACTTGTAGCCACCAGTAAAAAAGCAATCGATTGTTTCAGTTAGTTCCTTTTTAATCTTAATTGTGGTGCGCGCTGGTGTACGCTTTTGGTAGACCTTACAATCTCCACGTGTAATAACCATGCCTTCTCGTCCACTACCTAGGTAGAATTGAAGTTTGTTCCAAAGGTCGCTACCTGTGTAGTAGTGTGCCCACTCAACATACTTATTTGCATACTTGAGCGCGAGGTCGTGAATGACTTCAAAGCGTTCGCGCGCACATGAGTTCATATAGTTTTTGCCGTTGTAGTAGTATACATCGAAAATATAGAAATGCAACTTTCCATATTTACCTTCTTGGCGCTCGATGCACTTTTCTTTTAGACAACCTAATAGGCTTGTAATTTTCTTTGAGCCTTCATTATTTGGTAGATAAACTTCTGCAATTAAAACCGTACCATTAGGCAGCGACTCTACAAACTTTTTCAAATGTGGCGCCCAATCAATTTTATTCACATACTCACCATGTACATTCTTACTGCGCGCAACCATAAACACGTTACCATCTTCGTCTTTAATAATGCGCTGATAGTATCCATCTACTTTAAGCGCGCCATAATAGTTACCGCTAAAAATAAAGTTTTTAATTTCGCTTTTGCTGTCGCCCTTATATGATTTTGCATAAGACCAATACAACATTGCATCCATATTCAAAAAGTCTATTCCATTTATGTGTCCTAGCATGTAATCTCCTTTACTGATAAAATTCTTTGTAAACTTGAACTAAATTTTCTTCTGTGCAATTTGCGTTGTTTGTCTTTAGTGCGCCTAGAATAAAATCCATTGTACGAGGATAAACACTTCCTCTTTTGGTTGGATACTTATTTATAAGTTTTCTGTGCTTTCCGAAGTGGTATTCCCAAAAACTCATATTTAAATAAACTGGCTCATCTATTCCATAAATCATGTGCGCGAGGTATGCGCAATGGAGTATACATTTATGTGCATCATTGTCTAGGTCTACTTCATCTAGTGTAACCCCATATGGAAAATAGAAGCCAAGTGTTTGAATTGTATCCGCAGCAACTACATTTAGCTGTTTTTCACTCAATTTCATTGACAAAATCTCCTTTCATACTACTATTATAATACAAAATACTAATTTTTTCAAATTCTAAGGCACAATTTGACTTTTGGTAAATTTTATGATATTTGCGTGTGCGCGCACGTGTATTTAATAGGTAAGTTTTCTTGTATTTTGACTTATTTTAAAAATTTAGCTATAATAAGAATACAGAAAGCGAGGTAAACAAAAATGAACATTACAATTCTAAAAGCTAGACGCAACAAACTAGCAAACAAGAACGCACATGAAAATGCAAAAATCATTGCAAAACTTGATAGAAAAATCAGAAAAATGGAAGAAAATTAATTGACTTTTTGAAAATTCCATGATATAATATAATAGATGAGTGAGTTCAACGAGATACAGGCGCGCAAAATGTATCGAGTGGCACAACCAGAGCACGTAAGCTCGGAGTAGAAAGTCTACTATGAAAACAGTATAGGTTTCGCGACGTCTTTCTGCAAGATTTTAGGCAGATGTAAATTGTGTCAGCTCATCATTCATATTGGGGTATAGCCAAGTGGCAAGGCAACGGACTTTGACTCCGTCATTCGTAGGTTCGAGTCCTACTGCCCCAGCCAATATGGGGAATTAGCTCAGTGGGAGAGCGTCTGCCTTGCAAGCAGAGGGTCAAGGGTTCGAGTCCCTTATTCTCCACCAACACTCGGTGGTATAGTCAAGCGGTAAGACGTGGGTCTGCAAAACCCTTATTGCTCGGTTCGACTCCGAGTGCCACCTCCAACCATGGGAGATTAGCTTAAATGGTGAAGCAATTGACTGTTAATCAAGAGAGTGCAGGTTCAAGTCCTGTATCTCCCGCCACTATGGTGCCGTTGTAGAAAGGTTAGTACATGAGGTTTTCATCCTCAAGGTCAGGGTTCGAGTCCCTGCGGCATCACCAATATGGACGCTTAACTCAGCAGGGAGAGTGCTTGCCTTACAAGCAAGGAGTCGTAGGTTCGAGCCCTACAGCGTCTACCACTTATATAGACGTTTAGCTCAGATGGTTAGAGCGCGCGCCTGATATGCGTGAGGTCATTGGTTCAAATCCAATAACGTCTACCATATGGAAGTCACATAGTGGTATGGATAGATGGGCGCATCTATTGTGAGTTCGACTCTCACGACTTCCGTTACGCACACAAAACTGTACAGTATTCCTCTAGACAAAGGAAGCCGGCACTGACTTTTTTCGATGCACATTTGCAAGCACGCTTATGATGCGCGTTTTGAGGTCACGGAGCGGTAGTGAAGTCTAAACTACCGCCCCACTATCAAAATTTTATATGGTTTTATGGTGTAATGGTTAGCATATTAGATTGTCAGTCTAAAGGCGAGGGTTCGACTCCCTCTAAAATCGCCAATTTTAAATGTGGTGAGTATCGTCTAATGGTAAGACACGAGGTTGTGGTTCTCGTTATGGTGGGTTCAATTCCCCCTACTCACACCAAACTTATGTGGGCATGGCTCAATGGTAGAGCATCGGCTTGCCAAGTCGAAGGTTGTGGGTTCGAGTCCCATTGCTCACTCCATATGTGGGTGTAGTTTAATGGTAGAACGCTAGGTTTCCACTCTAGTAGTGTGAGTTCAATTCTCACTATCCACTCCATTATGTACCGTTAGCTCAGTAGGTTAGAGTCTCCGTCTCATAAACGGGAGGTCTTAGGTTCAATCCCTAAACGGTACACCATCGGCAGGTACTCAAGTAGTCAACGAGACGGGACTGTAAATTCCGCGGCTTAGCCTTCGTGGGTGCAAATCCTACCCTGCCGACCACATGCGTCCTTAGCTCAGTTGGCTAGAGCATATGACTTTTAATCATAGGGTCTTGGGTTCGAGTCCCAAAGGTCGCACCAATTTTATGGAAGGGTGTCCGAGTCCGGTTTATGGTACCAGTCTTGAAAACTGGCGTGCGCAAGCACCGTGGGTTCAAATCCCACCCCTTCCGCCACTTATATGGAGAGATACTCAAATCGGCTAAGAGGGCGCCCCGCTAAGGCGTTAGGACAGCAATGTTGTGTGGGTTCGAGTCCCACTCTCTCCGCCACGAGGATTACAAAAGGATTACATGCTTGCTTACACGAGCGCGCGGTTGACTTCGCGCTCATGAATTGGGCAAGTGAGAAAAGGAGTATCAACATGAACGCTTTGGAAAAGGCATTTAACACAAAACTTACAGAAAATGGTGATATTGCTTATAACAGCACGACAAACAAGTTGCTTGACCTACTTTTTATGAGTTCGTATTACGAAAAGCATTTAGATGAGGTGGAACTAGGCAATTCAGAAAAGGAAAAATTGTTTGCTAGGTTTATGCGCGACCCTAGACTGGGTTTAGGTAGACGTGACCTCGGCAGAAAACTTATGGAACTGAGTGGGGTTGACTACGCGCGCATTGTGCAAGCAGGTAGGTTTGATGACTTATGGCATATTGATATGGACAAATTTGCTAACTTTTTACTTGCAGAAGTAAAAGCTGGCAACGAACTAGCAAAGAAATGGTGTCCTAGACTTAATTCAAAGTATGGTGATGTGGCAAAGCATCTGTGCCATCTTTGGGGAATTTCACAGAAAGAGTACAGAAAACTAATTAAGGTTGACACAACTGAAAGAAAGCTATCTGGAAAGAGAGGTAGCGAAATCAACTTCGCGCACGTGCCTTCTCTTGCAATGGTGAAGTATTTTAATCGTTTTGCAAATGGCACGGATACAAGCGGTAAGTTCGCGCAATATCTTGAAGATGTAAAAACTGGCAAATCTAAAGTGAATATCGCAACTACAACTGTATATGATATATATAGAAATAGAAGTAAGATAGACGCAGATTTGCTATTCAATCAACTTGAAAAGATTAGTTTAAATTGTATTCCTATTGTAGATGTCAGTGGTAGTATGTACGACACTAATGACTCTATTGGAAAGGCTGTATCTATTGGTCACTATCTTGCTAGATGCTCAACATATGCACCTAATATGTTTGTGACATTTTCACACTTACCAGAGTTGGTTAAAATTCCAATATCGCGCTCTTACGAAAGTCAGTTAGATTGTATCAAAGACTCATCATGGGGTTGGGATACTAACCTAAGTGCAGTAATGCAAAAACTTCAAGCACTTGAAGAAGTGCCTGAGTATCTTGTGATTTTGAGTGACATGGAATTTAATGAGGGTTCTGCAAACGACAAAGATGCTCTCATGAGTAGCTGGCGCGCTCGTGGAATTAAAACTAAAATTGTGTGGTGGAACTTCAACACAAGAGCCACAACTACACCTGAAACAGACGACTATGGCAATATATTCTTTAGTGGATATAACCCAATGTTGCTGAAGTTTCTCAAGGTGGAATTTGATGGTGCAAAGTTTTTAGATGTATTGCTAGATGAGTACGCAAAGGCTACCAATTAGCATGTACAATTGTCGAGTGCGTACATGAGCGCGCACTCAACTCTAAATATTGACAAAACATAAAATTTTAAGTATAATATTAATATAAGAAATACACGAACAGCAAAACTTAAAACAAGATTTTTGGGATAATCGTAATTGTGTATTGTAATTTTAAGCACGCCTACAGCAAAATTTTACTTTTTCTATGGTTAAGATTAATCGCGCGTGCTGTAATATAGGGGTATAGTACAACGGTAGTATGGTTAGCTCCAAACCAACAGATAAGGGTTCAATTCCTTTTGCCTCTGCCAACATGAACGAACTATACGGTATTAAGGAGAATAGCAGTATCCTTTCTATCCTATTTAGTTATGCCGAAGTTAGTCGGAAAATTACCTAGTCTAACTGCTAGGTACGATGGGGATTAGTTGAGTTTCCTCATTACATCGGAGCGTAGCGCAGTTTGGTAGCGCGTCCCGCTTGGGACGGGAAGGTCGCAGGTTCAAATCCTGCCGTTCCGACCATATACTTGGATAGCTCAGCGGTAGAGCATTGGGTTGAAGCCCCATGTGCCTTGGTTCGATTCCAAGTCCAAGTACCATATGCCGATATAGTTTAATGGCTAGAACTACTGATTTGTAACCAGTAAATGGGAGTTCAATTCTCTCTATCGGCTCCACTACTTAATGGGATATAGTTTAACGGCTAGAATGTGTGGTTCATACCCGCAAGATATTGGTTCGAGTCCATTTATCCCAACCATGCGTTCGTGATGGAACTGGCATACATACTAGTCTTAGAAACTAGGTTTTGTGGGTTCGACTCCCACCGGACGCACCAAAATATGGGTCTATAGTTCAACGGATAGAGCAATGGTCTTCTAAACCATCGATTGAGGTTCGATTCCTCATAGACCTACCACTTTAATGCGCGTCTATGGTGGAATTGGCATACACAACGGATTTAAGCTCCGTCGCTTCGGCTTGGGGGTTCGACTCCCTCTAGGCGCACCATAACTTATATGCGCTCATAGCACAAATGGATAGGGCAGCACACTACGAATGTGAAGGTTTGAGGTTCGAGTCCTCATGGGCGCACCATTTAGAAAGGAACATTATGGAAAAATTATCACAAATTGATACAGGACACTCATATGGTTGGGGTTTTCTACATATCACAGACTGTGATAACCCAAACAAATCACTACATGTGAATAGTATTTCATATATCAATTCAAATTTTCCATATGACTTCGTACTAAAGTTGGGTGACGAAATAGTCGACTGCGCGCTCTTGTGGACGCCCTTCGATTTTGCCTACACTTTTGATTGTGAAAGCTACTCGCGCACGTTTGTTTTAACACCAGATTGCGCATATTGTATCACACATCTTGACCGACCATCAATTCACTCGGTAGATGTAGATACCAACTTTATGTTTAGACTATTCTTCCACTTTTATTACGAGTTATCTAAATGGGAAGATTTTTGGGACGAACCTATTGACACCAAAATCTTACAAGAACTAGACAAAGTATATGATGAAGTAAAACATATATATAAAGGAGATGTATTATGATTTCAATTGGACTAATCGCTTTTTATGTGGTTGTACTTGTGGCAATAATAATGCCCCACTTTAAGGTAAAACTACTTACCGAACCGCTGTATGCTTACATGAGCGCGGGGTTGGCTCTATTCTTCCAGTACACGCTGGTCACTCGCTCAGTACAGTGCGCGCCAGTAGACTTTGGCACTATTTTTACACTCAAGGTGATGACTGCTCTCATAGTGCTTAGTGCATGGAGAAATGCGTGGGCGTCAAAACTTATGCTAAAGGCTAAAAACCCTAATGCCCCAATAACTCACCTAAAAGAATGGCACAGTTTCACTACATGGGTATTCATCTGTGTATTCATGCTCTACATGCTCTACGTAAACTGCTAATAAATATAATTCGAGTCACCTTTATGGTGGCTCTTTTTAGTTGTCTTATAAAAACCTTCCATTTTCTACTTATCTAGTGTGGAATACACACAGAAAGGAAGTAATTCAAATGGAACAAACAATAGTTCAAGTAGCAACTCAATTCCAAGTTCCTATTGTGGCAGCACTTTGCCTATGTGTAGGAAAAATTGTGAAAGATGTTCTGCCTACTGACAACAAATGGATACCAGTTATTCTAGGTGTTGTAGGTGTGGCAGCAACAACTGCAATTCATTGTGGAGTTGACATAACATTTATCGTTCAAGGTTTGTGTTCTGCTTCAGTAGCGGTTTATGGACACCAAGTAATCACTCAACTTATCAAAAACCCTAAAGTTGGCTCTGGTGACAACCCAACAAAAGCAGCAACTCTACACGAAGAAAACGACCCAGCAGATGCGGAAGGAGAAGAAATCAATGGCTAATGGCACAGACATTATAAACTATGCCAAACGCTTTGTTGGAGAAGGCTCCGCGCGCTTTAGTGATTGGTACTATGGTTCCACTCGCTATCGTGGTTGGGCATGGTGTAACGTTTTTGTATCGTATTGTATGATACAAAACGGACTGAATTTTAAGAAAACTGCATATGTACCTGACGCCGAAGCATGGATGGACAAAAACTACAGTTGGGTAAAGATGGGTGAAGCACAAGCAGGGGACATCATAATCTTCTGTTGGTCTGGCGCAGGTAACAATAGCGGCAGTGGCTCACGTGACCACATCGGTTTCCTTATCTCCAACAATGGGAATGGCACATTTACTACAATTGAAGGCAACACAAGCGGTAGCCAAGTAGCAATTAGAACTAGAAGTGCTAAAAACATACGCAAAATTTTTAGACCTACATACAGTTCAAGTGCGCCGGCACCTGCTCCAAGCGCACCGGCACCATCGGTTAGCAGTAGCGGTGGCAGCACAGGTATGTACTATGTTAATAGCGCGGTTGGACTGAACGTACGTAGTGGTCCTGGTACAAACTATGGTGTTGTACAAACTCTAGCAAACGGCACACCTATCAAAGTTTTAGAAGTTAGAAATGGCTTTGGTAGAAGTGAAGGTGCGCGCGGTTGGTTATCTATGCAATGGCTATCGAAGTCTAGTAGTGGTTCAAGTGCGCCAAGTGCACCAAGTTCACGTTATGGAACTGGCATGTATCATGTTAATGCGCATGGCGGATTAAGAGTTAGAGCCGGTGCTGGTACAGGATATGGCATTGTACAAAACCTACCAAACGGAACACCACTAAAAATACTCAAAGTCGCAGGTGACTGGGGTTACTCCGCAGGAGCGCGCGGTTGGGTACACTTAGGATACTGCCGACGCGGTTAGTAAATACGAAAGAGGGCAAATTTGTCCTCTTTTTTATTTTGACTTTTTCTTAAATTTTTAGTATAATATTAATATAAGGAAAGGAAATAAAACTTATGACACGCAAAGAACTAATTGAAAAATGGGCGAATTGGTGCAAAATACAAAGACATTGCATAGTTCAAAATGATAGTGTTTTTGTTGTAATTAATAACCATTTATATAGCATATATTTAGTTGAAGACTACATGCTAGACGATTCTGACTGCGCGCTCATGAAAGTTTACTTGCGAGCAAAACATACCGCAAAAGAAATTTTAGTAGAAACTTACTACGAAGTCAAATCTGAATTGTGGGTAAATTCCTTCCAAAAATTTGCAAACTATCAAAATTAGTGATATAATATATATACAGTAAAGATAAGAAAACTTCTTGTCATTTTATTACCTCCTCAAATTTTGACAAACTATACTATTTATGATATAATAGTATAGAAGGGTTGGGAAAGCAACGAAATTTCCCAACCCACAGAAATCGAAATTTTGACAAACGGTAAAAACTATGATATAATAAATATAGTGAGGTGGAGCAGTGGCTAGCTCGTCGGGCTCATTACCCGAAGGTCGTGGGTTCAATTCCCACCCTCGCAACCAACCGAGTTTCGGTATTCCCCTTATTATGTGTCGCTATCTGTCCGTTTGAGTGACACATAAGGAGTGCTAACAACAACAGCCTCAACGTGGCGCACTCTTGGCAATTTTAACAGTCATGCTATTGTTACTAGCAAATGTTGTTGGTCGAAAAACTGAATAAAACGAAATGCTTTTAGTCATAAGAATTACAACTCTGTGTAAACGGTGTCGCGCAGATACCGCAGAGATATGTCGAACGCTAGGGTGGAAACAGCAAGGATACTTGCCACACCACTCTTCCCTCTATCGAAAGGTAGATGGACTAGACTAACAAGTCGAAAGCAAGATGTAGTGCGCGAGTTGTAGTGTACAAAGGTATTCCTCGTATTCGTGGGTGCAATAGAGGTGATTAACAGTCGCTGAATCCAAGTAGGTCAAAGGGTGGGAGATGAACGCCCCATCAAACCTTGGAACAGTTCACAAGCCCATTAGCCGTGAACCAACGAAAGTTGGGTATAAGAATAGAGGAAGTTCGAGTAGCCTAAGGCTTTCTTTAAAGAAAAGCTATTCAAAAATTGATGAAAATCTTTTAGTGAATTGCAGGTGAAAGTTGAGAGTTTACAATCTCTTTAGAGCGGTGTGTTCTTCGGAACAAGGATAGCAAAGTAACTGGGGTAGCTCCCCTATGCTCACAGCTATCTTCTCTATGACCGAACATGTATGTGGCAATAATCGGCGTAAGGCGAAGGTCTGTAGTTTTTATGACTAAGAGCATTTCATTCGGTTTTGGCAGTCATTATAAAATGGCTGTCTTTTTTTTACTTTTCTATAAGAAAAGGAGCAATTAATGGGTAACAGTTTTTTAATACATACTAATGTCGGCTATGCGCCACCAATGCCCAACATATATGGGGGCGATAGCGATTTAGAAAAACAACTTCAAAAGAACCTAATTGGCGCACTAGCAGCAGAACAAAAGTTTTATGATATGCTGGGGTGTGCAAATATTATGGACTTTATGCGCAAGTATAATGAAATGATGAGTTCGCTGAATAAAGATGCAAGAGTTTTAAAACAATTGTCAAGCGTTAATATTAGAGAACGAATTTTGAATAAGTATCAGCGTGGTGGTACAACTGGCGCGCAGGACGAAGTTATCGTTCTAACTGCCACTGGCGCGCACGTGGATGCAATTACACAAGCATTACGCTCTATTAAGATTAACCAAAAGATAAGTGACCTTATTATCACTGGTAGTGTTGATGGGGAAGTACCACTAACCCTAAAGCCAAATATTCAGTCGCTTAAAGCTATAGCAAACGCACTATCAAAGGTATCGTCACAGAAAACCTCACGATATAAAACCTCTTCCTCAAGTGCGCGCAATCGTGCGCAAATCGAAGATACTATCACGAGCGCGCTGGCGGAACTTAATACCGACGACTCGTTTGTCGACGTAGCAATTGGGCGCAGTGGTAATCTTGAACAAACCGCGCGCAGTATCGTGGAAGCAGAAGAGAACTTTAATCCCTACAATATAACACCGGCAGAATTTAAGGCAAAACTCAACAATCCTGCAACCCACGACGAAGCAATACGCATAGTCCGTATGATAATGGACGACCTACGCTCTATCTATTCCCAAGGTTCACCAATGCTCCAACTTATTGCCCAACGTATGATACGTGACCAAGTGGATATAATTGATTTGTTTTGTCGCACTGGTAGGTTAGAACAAAGTATCTCAGGCGGTTTTGGTGAGTTCCAAGCAGCACTCATATTAGAGTATGTAAAAAACTTCTTTCCCAATGCAAAGTCACTTCCCTCTCAAATGGTAAAGTTTGTAGGAAACCAACTCACTGCTAGTGGAGCGCGCGCTCCTGTAGACCTTCTTCTATTTGAAATGTTTGGTGTGCAAGTTAAGAGTTTTGAATTTATGAGTTCTATTACTACTTCAATGCCATTAATGGACGTGCCAGTTGTGGGCGCGAACCGACAGTTACAAGAATACATTGCTACAGGTTCGGTATTGTCCGACGCTCCAATTGACGTGGGCGCACTTACCTCAATGATAGAACAAAATGCAAGTGCTTTCATGCCGTTAGCAATGTCACCACAACTTGAACTAGGGCAAATAACTAAAAACAGCTTCTTTATGTTCAATGGTAATATTGTGCCAGCATCACAAATTATAATTGGTATCCAAACCGGCATAACCGAAGCCAAAGCATCACTTGCAGGACTGCGTCATGGTGGAATTTCTACAGAAGAGTTTATGGAAGTTGTGCATGGCGCACCAGTTGGTGCAGGTGGTGGTTTATTTGCAGAGTCTATGGGTTACACACTCAGAACACGTAACTTCCCACGTAAGGGGGATTGGGCTGGTACCGCGCAAAACATAGCCGAAGCACAAGCCATTTTAAATGCAATAACTGTTAAAATTACAATCCAAATAAGGCAATTTATACAAGGGAGTTTCTAATTAAACTTCCTTGACTTTTTATTAAAATTTTAGTATAATAAAGGTAGAGAAAGAGAGGTAGTATCATGCGTAAGAAAAATAAGGAACGTGACCTTAAAAAGAGATACCTTGGCAAGGGTTTATATCCATCACAACTTACGGTTGAAGTTGATGAGAAGAAATTTCAGCGACTTAAAGACACCTTTAAATTTAAGGTTGAGGTTAAAAAGCACACACATGCGCTATCTCACACAGATTGGTCTACAAAGGAAGTAAAAGAACTCGCGCGCCAAGATGGATGGGACAACTTTCATACACTAAGTAAGTGGAACCCAAATACTGGCAAGCATGAAAACTACTTTGTGCGCCACTTATATAAAATTGTAATTTATTATGGCATTAGAACAGAAGAATACTATACCAAATGTATGATGGTGGAAGGAACTTACTTCCTAACTTATAATGAAATGCGTACTATAATGGGAATTAGTAGTGCGGCGGTAAAGCGTTATTTACGCCATATGTGTATGTTTAGACAGCGTAAATCTGCGCCAAAGTCATGGGATAATGAGTCTAACCTATTTGATAAGGTAGAAGTAACTCGTAATCGCAGTAAGTTACATCAAGACCTAAAGAAAATTACGCTTGACAACCTTGATGATGATACAGACCTATCAACTACTAAAAACCTATACGAAAAGACAGATTGGATTTATTAAAAATCCATGAGCGCGCAGTCATAAAGGAGTGTCATGAAATGGGAAAGAAGAAACGCAAACCAACACCGACCACACAACCTAAAGACAAAAATTTGGGTGGCAATTGTGGAACTATAAGTGCGCGCGACCTACGTACCCACTCAAAGGCGCGCATGGATAGCACTATGATGTCCCGCGCGCACGGAGATTTTGGATATAACAGACGCAAAGCAAAAGCAGAAGTAAAAAGGGAAATAGATACATATATAAAATAGAAAGGAGAAGTCCAATGGGTAGATTATTTGTTACTGGTGACACACATAGCACCATTGATTGGAAAAAACTGAATACCAAGAATTGGGAAGAACAGCGCAACCTAACTCGTGACGACCATCTACTCATTGCAGGCGACTTTGGTGCGCCATGGGTTTTGGGCGAAAGCTACACTGACGAATTTGTGCTTGACACATACGAAAACAGAAATTACACAACTCTTTTTGTTGATGGAAACCACGAAAACTTCCCTGCACTCGCGCAATATCCAATTGTAACTTATAAGGGCGCGAAGTGCCATCAACTACGCGCTCATGTATTCCATGTAATGCGTGGTGAAGTTTTAGAACTGGGCGCTCATGTAATTTGGTGTATGGGTGGTGCAAGGTCTACAGATATTCACTATCGTACTACTGGGGTAAATCATTGGGAAGAAGAAGTACCAAGCTACAGAGAATTAGAATATGGTGCAGAAACACTACGAGCAAACATGGAACGCATAAATATGATAGTCACACACGATGCGCCAGACAAAGCCATTGACGCTATCGATAAATATAGACTACCATATACTGACCCTAAAATGGCGGTTATGCCAAACTATCTACAATTTATACTTGATGAAATAGGAGATAGAAGTGCAGTAAAATGGTTCTTTGGACACTACCATATAGACCAAGACTTTCGACTGCGCGCTCATGAGTTTCATGCAATGTATGAAAGAATTTTAGAAGTTTAAGAGTAGGTAAATTTTACCTATTCTTTTTAATTGCAATAAAATAAAATTTTTGGTATAATAGATATAGATAAAAGAGAGGTAAAATAATGAGTAAGACAAGTTTTATAGACGAGAGGTTTTATGACAAAGAGGAAGATAAAACGTTAGTGGCAGTAGATACTATTGTTACAAGCATATACAATGAATACTTTTATTTATGTCGTGACGCGTCCTTTGAAAGCGACAATTACGTAATTAGAGATGCCGACTATATTTCTTGGGCGCTGAGTAACAGTATGGAATAAAATCTTGACTTCGCGCTCATGAGTTGTGCTTGTACGAAAGGGGAATATAAAATGAGCAACATAAAAATTTTTACAGATAACATCGAACCAAAGGCACTAGAACAGGTGTACACACTCACAAAACAAGACGCCTTTGCCGATTGTAAGGTACGTATTATGCCTGACGTCCATGCGGGCGCAGGGTGTGTAATAGGCTTCACTGCTAACTTGGGTGACAAAGTTATCCCCAATATCGTGGGAGTAGATATAGGTTGTGGTATGTTGACGGTAGAACTTGGCAATATCGACTTTGACCTAGAAGCACTTGATAACTTTATCAATGCCAATATCGCAAGTGGGTTCAATGTGCGCCAAAAGGTGGCATACGAGTTTGACCTAACTGAACTTAGATGCTACAACGAGTTGGAAAATGCGCCTCGTTTGGCACAGTCACTTGGAACACTAGGTGGTGGTAATCACTTCATCGAGATAGATGTCGACTCCAACGGCAATAAGTACCTCATAATCCACACAGGTAGCCGTAACCTTGGTAAGCAGGTAGCACTGTTATACCAAAACAAAGCAATACACAACATCAAGCAACTGCTACCTCAGCGCAAGAGAGAACTCGCGCAGCAGTATAAGACAGAGGGTAGAGAACATGAAATCGCAGATGCACTTGCACAACTACCAACACCAAAGATACCAAAGGAATTGTGCTACCTAGAGGGCGCAGACAGAGATAACTATCTCCATGACATGGAAATCTGCCAAGCGTGGGCAAGCATTAATAGACACCTTATCGCTAGAGATATCTGCGCGCACTTGGGTTTTGTATACTATGCTCTATCTAACTTCGAAACTATCCACAACTACATCAATTTCAACGACAACATCACTCGCAAGGGCGCAATTAGCGCGCAAAAGGGAGAAAAGGTACTTATCCCTCTCAATATGCGTGATGGTTGCATACTAGGAGTAGGTAAAGGCAACGAAGATTGGAATTGTTCTGCACCACATGGCGCAGGTAGATTGTATAGCAGAGGTACTGCAAAGCAGATTCTGACTATGGAAGAGTTTGAGGAAAGCATGGAAGGCATTTACACCACAAGTGTAACTGAAGGCACGCTAGATGAAAGCGCTATGGCATACAAGCCAATAAATGAAATTTTGGATAAGGTTGGCGATACAATAGATATCGTTGATATTTTAAAGCCGATTTATAACTTTAAGGCTCACTAGAACAATTCATGAGCGCGCAGTCATAA